ATAGATAAGTCAGATACCGCTCCAAGAGAATACGTAATGAAAAAAATAGCGGATCATGATCCAGAGACATTTAAAAAAATGTATGGTGACCAAGAGGGTTATCTTTCTGTAATGAAACCAGCACAAGATTTAAAAGATGCTGACTACAATAACTCTTTACAAAATAAATTAGATAAAGCTATGCAAGAATACGACTCACCAGAAAAGAAAGCAGAACGTGATGCATTAATGAAAAAGTATCTTGCTAAAGGTGGAAAAGTTGAAAAAGTACCAACAGGAAAAACTGCATACAAAGGAAAAGAATTAAAACCACAATATAAAAAAGATAATGGAACACCAATTACAAGTCCAATGAGCGACGAATCAGTGCAAGAAGACATTTCAGAAAAAGGCAGAATTGCTTTAGAAAAAGCAGGATTTGATCCAAATGCAATTCATGAGTATATGGCAGTGTTCAATGACCACGGTGATACTTCAGAGTTAGAAGACATGAACGAAGTTAAAATTGGAGTAGCAGATGCTATGGCCATGGTGTTAGCATCTCACGATGCTGGAGATATGTATCCAAAAAGTCCATATAGTAGTGATCCAAAATATAGAAGTAAAGAATCAGTTGAAGAATCATCTATCAAACCTTATGTGTCAATGTATAAAGGTGATGATGGAAAAACTGTATATGACGTACTAGACAAAGACGGTAAATCAGCATACAAAACAAAAGATGAAAGATTAGCACAGCATTACTTCAAAAAAAATTATCAAAAATTAAAAGAAGACGGCGCTCCATTTGGTTCAGGCATGGAACTTTTAAGAATGGCAATTATGAGAAAGTTTATTACTGTTCAAGAATGGGATTTATTAAAACACAAATGGAAAGAAGCGGCCGCTGAAGTTGAACAACAATATAGTGATTGGCCAGAAGGCGAAGGTTTTGGATCATCAGATCACAACTTTGCAATTAGAGATTTAATGACTGCTGTTGGATATGAATTTGATGACCAAGATACAAGTGGTAGATTTGTTGTTACAAAACAACCAGAAGAAATAGAAAAAGCAGGTATTAAAAATGTTAGAATGCAAGGTGAACCTGTTGCAACAGAAGGTGGTATGCCTGCTTCAATTATTAAACATAAACAAAAACTTGCACATATGTCTGATGAAGAATTAGCAGATAGATTTAAAGATTTTGATGAACAAAGATTAAGACAAATGGCTTGGAGACACGGATATGGTAAAATGAGTTCTCATTACTTGGACAGAGTTAGAAACCATATGACTAGCAAAAGAACTGGAACATACGAATCAAAACTTGCTAATATGTTAAATCAACGTCTTAAATAAAACTACAACAAATATAAATACTTAGATGGCACATAATAAATCCGAAGATAATAGTTTTAGAGACCTGGTTGCTCGTTTAAACGCAATGAGTAACATGACTCCTGAGCAAGAACGTGCATCTCTAATGGAATCAGTTGGCAAGGCACCAAAAGTACTAGACGACAAAGACATTTCATTAGCAGATATTGCCAAATTAGCAGGTATTAAAGAATATGTTGAACCTGTAAAAGTTTCTAAAAAAGCACAAAAACTAGTTGAGGAAATTACTAAAGAACCAAAAGTAGAATCAAGCATAGCTAAAGCAATAGCAGAGTCTGACGCTGATGATTCAATATCAACAAACATTAAAAAAGCAGTAACAGAAGAAAGCAATAGATTAGATAAAATTACTGAACTTGAAGCACAACTAGCAGAATTAAAAGCAGAACAAAAAGAAGAACAAACATATGATAGTAAAGCATTTAGAGACGTTATCTCAACAGATATCGCAGAATATATTAAAAACGCAGAAGAATCTCAACTTGTTGAATTATACAACACTTTCTCAGACAATGAAGCAATTTACAATGAAGAACAAAAAAGCATTCTTGTCAAAACTCCAGAAACTACAGAAATAATTGCAGACGCAGAAAAAGCAGAAGCACCTGAAGAAGATGAAGTTGTTCAAGAAAAAGAACCAGAAGAAAGATCAGTAGACTTAGATAAAGAAGTTTTACCAGATCCTGGAACACCATCAGTAGAAACACCTGCTGTAGAAGATGGTGGCGAAGAAGTTGAACTAGATGCTGTTGAACCAGCAATTGAAGTCCCTCAACAAGATAAATTTACCAACGATTTAGACCCAGTAGAAAAAAAATAAATACCCTATATGACGGGTATTCCTTACAACTATAAAGATTATATTAATGACGTTACTAAAATGCGTCAAAGAGGAGCCATTAGTGCAGGTGAACAAGTAAAATCTCCTAACAGTGCTGGTAGTAGAGGACTTGCAAAAGTTGAAGCATTTGCTGATAGTCCAAATCAAATAATGAAAAATAACGATGTAGTTGAAGAACACGATCAAGAATTACAACGTATCATGAAATTAGCGGGTCTACTCTAAAAACCATTTGCATATCATCTAAAACTGTTATATACTTGTTATAACAACAGGAGAAACTATGGCAGTAAGAAACTTTAACGAAGAAGAAAAACAAAAATTAATCCAAATTATATCACAAGGTTCACAAGTGTTAGGTGAAGTTGATGATTTACGATCTGGATTAAGAGATACCGTTAAGTCAATTGCAGAGGAATTAGAATTAAAACCTGCATTAATCAACAAAGCAATTTCCGTTGCACATAAAGGCAATTACCAAAATATTGCTGATGACATGGACGCATTAGAAAGCATACTAAACTCAGTCGGTAAACTTTAGTGTATCGTTTACTCAAAGAATTTTGGGTAACAAGTTACAAACAAGATAAAATTGCTTTTTACCTAGAAGTATTTTCAGTCTCAGTTACGGTAGCAGGATCATATCTATTAACTTTTACCTCCCCAGGACCAGATATGCGTTTGATTTTTCCATTGTATCTTTTAGGTTCATCTACTCTTGCATATGCATCATGGCGTAGAAGGATAATTTGGACTTGCGTTTTGGCATCATGGTTTACTATAATGAATGTAATAGGAAATTTTAGAGTATTTTTATGAGAACAAAAACAAAATATATTCACGTTAATCAACACAAAATTCGTTCAAATAAAAAACATGGCTTAAATGATCCAGTTATCACAATTAAACAAGGTTCTAAAAATACTTACTGTCACGAGGTTGCAATATTAGGACCAAGCCAAGTATTATATGGAGGTAATAATAAACCTTTACTTCCTTGTGGTGCTAGAGTTGTTATTAAAACAGAAAGTGATGTTGAAATTATTAAATGAGTTACATAGACGCTCTATATAAAAAAGACGAAGACAAAATTTACGTAGTAGAACGTGATTCTAAAAAAGGTCGTGTATTTGTAGATTATGATGCTAGGTATGTATTCTATTATCCAGACACAAGAGGCAAACATAAATCCATGACTGGTGAAACATTACAAAAAGTACAATGTCGTACATCAAAAGAATTCATTAAAGAGCAACGAATAAGGTCTAATAAAACTCTTTATGAACAAGATATCAATCCAGTGTTTAGATGCCTTGAGGAAAATTATTTAGGTAAAGAAACACCCAAGTTAAACGTACTGTTCTTTGATATCGAAGTGGACTTTGATCCTGAAAAGGGTTATGCCACAACTGATGATCCGTTCATGCCCATAACTGCCATAAGTTGTTATATGGAATGGACGGATCAATTAGTTACCCTTGCAATTCCACCAAAAACAATTACAATGCAAGAAGCAAAAGTACTCACAGAGAGATTTCCTAATACAATGTTATTCGAAAAAGAAAAAGATATGCTTGATGCATTTTTACAATTAGTTGAAGATGCAGATATTTTATCAGGTTGGAACTCAGAAGGATATGACATTCCATACACAGTAGGACGAATACAAAAAGTTTTAAGCAGTGATGATACAAGACGTTTATGTTTTTGGGGAGAAAAACCTAAAAAAAGAGTATTTGAAAAATACGGTAGAGAACATTTAAGTTATGATTTAATTGGCAGAGTACATTTAGATTTATTAGAGTTATATAGAAAATACACATATGAAGAACGTCATAGTTTTAGATTAGATGCAATAGGTGAACATGAATTAGGAGAAAAGAAAACTATATATGAAGGATCGTTAGATTCACTTTATAAAAATGACTTTGGTTTGTTTATAGAATATAACAGACAAGACACACACTTACTTGCAAAATTAGAAAAGAAATTAAAATTTATAGATTTGGCAAACGAAATAGCACACCAAAATACTGTATTGCTACAAACTACAATGGGTGCAGTTGCAGTTACAGAACAAGCAATCGTTAACGAAGCACATAGACGTGGCATGATTGTACCAGGTAGAAAATACAGAGAAAAAGACGCTGAACCAATTACGGCGGCAGGTGCTTATGTGGCAACTCCAAAAAAAGGTATACATGACTGGATAGGATCTATTGATATTAACTCACTATATCCATCTGTTATTAGAGCATTGAACATGGGTCCAGAAACTATTGTAGGACAAATAAGACCAGTAATAACATCAGCAGAAATAAACAGAGCAAAATTACAAAAAAAATCATTTGCGGCGGCTTGGGATAATCAATTTGGCAGTTGGGAATATCAAGCAGTAATGAACAAAGATAAAGGTACAGAAATAGTTATAGATTGGGCTGACGGTACTAGTATTAGAATGTCAGCGGCACAACTGTATGATTTAGTATTTGAAAGTAACAACAAATGGATGTTAAGTGCCAATGGCACAATATTCACATATGAATTTGAAGCAATTATTCCAGGACTACTTAAACGTTGGTATGCTGAACGAAAAGAAATGCAACGTAAAATGCAACAGTCTGGAAGTAACGAAATTGAAAGAGCATATTGGGATAAAAGACAATTAGTTAAAAAAATTAATTTAAATAGTTTATATGGAGCACTTTTAAATCCTGGTTGTAGATTTTTTGATATACGTATAGGACAATCAGTAACATTAACAGGCAGATGCATTACAAAACACATGGCGGCAAAAGTAAATGATATTATTGCAGGCAAATATAATCATACTGGCGAATCTATAATTTATGGAGATACAGATTCAGTTTATTTTACAGCACATAAAACTTTACAAAATGATATTAACGCAGGTAAAATTGCTTGGAATAAAGAATCAGTAATTGCATTATATGATAAAATTGCAGAGGAAATGAATACATCTTTTACAGGATTCATGACTAACGCATTTCATTGTCCACATACACGTGGTTCTGTTATTAGAGCAGGTAGAGAACTTGTAGCAATTAAAGGATTATTCATTACAAAGAAAAGATATGCAGTATTATATTACGACATTGAAGGTGAACGTACAGATAACGCAGGTAAAGAAGGCAAAATGAAAGCTATGGGATTAGATTTAAAAAGATCTGATACTCCAATATTTGTACAAGATTTTTTAAGTGATATATTATATATGGTATTAACAGGTAAAACAGAAAAACAAGTATTAAACAGGATTGGCGAATTTAGATCAGAATTTAAAGCAAGACCTGGTTGGGAAAAAGGATCTCCAAAAAGAGCAAATAATGTTACAAAATATACCGACGAAGAAAAGAAAAAAGGCAAAGCAAATATGCCAGGACACGTAAGAGCAAGTATGAACTGGAACAACTGTAAACAAATGTATGGTGACAAGTATTCTTTACCTATATTAGATGGTGCAAAAGTTATTGTATGTAAACTTAAAAACAATCCATTAAACTATACAAGTATTGCATATCCTACAGATGAATTACGTATTCCAGAATGGTTTAAAGAACTACCTTTTGATTCTGAAGCTATGGAACAAACAATATTAAATCAAAAGATAGACAACCTAATAGGTGTATTAAATTGGGACGTACAAAGTACTGAAACCAGTAATACATTCAACAAACTGTTTGAATTCTAAATAGTATTATGCTGAGTATAGAAGAAATAAAACTGTTAATTGAAAAACTTGAAAAAGTAAAAAAAGAAGATTTACAAAAATTAATTGATTCTAATTTAAAAATTCTAAAAAATTTAGCAATAGCTATAGATGCTAATAATAACGAAGAAATTAACAGATTAGATAAGACTGTAGAATGGTATAGACTTGATCTGGAACAGAAAATAAAAAAGCCTGTTGTTGACCTGATGTTATATAGAACAATACAAACAAAAATATTTCAATTTGCTAAAACCAATATTTACAATAGTTTAGAAATAGGCCCAGGTACAGGAATGTTTTCCAAAGAATTTAGATCATGGAGGAACAATTTCTTTTTAGAAACAATACCAGAACTAGAACTAAAAATTAGAAGAAGATTTAAACCTCCACATCAAAAATATTTAAAATTTTATACAACACGCAGAACAGAATGTTCAAATATTCCACAAGGTTCATGCAACTTTGTGTTTAGTTGGGATACCTTTGTATTTTTTACACAAAATCATATACAACAATATCTACATGACATTAAAAGAGTGTTAATACCGGGTGGTTATGTGTTTATACAATATGCTGATTGCCATTATGATTATGACTTACATCTAGCAAAACGTGGTTATTGGAATTATAATACCAAAACTGCAATGGAAAAAATTATTAAAGAAGAAGGTTATGAAATTATAGAAATGTTACAATTTAAACCAGGTGCCAATTATGCCATATTTAAAAAACCTGGTAAACAAAATCCTGCTATATATAAAATTTCTGAAATGACACTTGATTAATATATGAATAACCTATATAATAAAGCACTATGATAGATATCTTGAAAGACATTGTCAAGCATACGCATGGCTTGGGATTTTTAGATCTTGTTAAAATTACTGGAGACAGTAACGAGACTGTCATTGATTCAATGGCAGAAGACAGATCAGTTATCTTGCAAGGATCTTTTCACAAACCACAATCAGAAATGGTTGGTACTTTTGGTATGCCACAGTTAGGCAAACTAGATATTCACTTGAAGTGCCCAGAATATAAAGAAAAAGCAAAAATAACTGTACTCAAAGGAACTAGGAATGGCGCTGAAGTGCCAACAGGTATTCATTTTGAAAATGAAAAAGGTGACTTTAAGAACGATTACAGATTTATGAATGCTGAAATTATCAACGAGAAACTTAAAACAGTTAAATTTAAAGGTGTTAAGTGGGACGTTGAAATTGAACCAAGTGTGGCAAGTGTACAAAGATTTAACTTTCAGTCAGTAGCAAATACAGAACACAATTCTTTTGTTGTTAGAACAGAGAATGGTAACCTGGTATTCACATTTGGTGATCAAGCATCACACGGTGGAGAATTTGTTTTTGCAAACGGAATGAATGGAACTCTAAACAAAGGATGGAGTTGGCCTGTAGCACAGGTATTGCAAATACTGAAACTCTCTGATTCGGCAAAAGTTATGTTGCATTTTTCTAACGAAGGTGCAATGATGATTTCTGTTGATTCAGGACTTGGCAAGTATCAATATATTATTCCAGCTCAGGCGCAATAATGACAGAAAATAAAAGGCAAGAACATTTAGGAGATTTTAATCGAAATTTTGCAGTGTTCTTGCCTGCTATTTCCAATTTTTTTAATACATTCATTTCCAGACAAAGAGTTACTAAAGGTACTCATATTCCAACAGAAAGAATTCCAAAAGGTTTAGACAGAGGAGTTGAAGGTTTAAACTTTATTAATCCAGACGAAGGTTACTTTACATATCCAACTGCATTATATTCAGCAGGACACGCTTGTTTAGATATGGATAAAGTTACAGACAGAGATTCTATGTGTGTTAATAGAGATCGAAAATTTAGTACAATAGTAGGCGACTCTGGTGGATATCAGATAGCAAAAGGTGTTATACAATTTGATTGGAAAGATTTTGAAGGTAACAAAGCAAATAAAGTTAGATCTAACATATTAAATTGGTTAGAACTTATTGCAGACTGGTCAATGACATTAGATGTACCTACATGGGCGGCAGATGATTTAAACAGAGGCAAATCAGGATTAAACAGTTTCCAAGATTGTTTAGATGCTACAAAATTTAATAATGATTATTTCCAAAAAAATAGATTAGGACAAACAAAATTTTTAAATGTACTACAAGGTGATGATTGGGAGACTGGAACAATTTGGTATGATCAAATGAAAAAATACGAGTTTGAAGGTTGGGCATTTGGTGGTATTAATATGTGTGATATGGAAATACTACTTAAAAGACTAATTGTAATGAGAGATGAAAAGCAATTAGATGGCAAAGATTGGATTCACGTATTAGGAACATCACAATTAGATTGGGCTTGTTTCTTAACTGCAATACAAAGACAACTAAGAAAACATATCAATCCAAACGTTACAATAAGTTTTGATTCGGCATCTGCATTTTTATCAACTGCAAACGGTTTAGTTTATACACAAAATACATTTACTCCAAGTAGATTCTCATTTATTATGGATAAAGCACCAGATGACAAAAAAATGAAAGGTTCAGATATACCTTTTCCATTCCACAGTCAAATTGGAGATAGATTAACAATGGGAGATGTTTGTTGGTATGGTGAAGGCGACCTAAATAAAAACAACAAAGAAAGTACAACTTCCTGGGATAGTTTCAGTTATTGTTTAATGATGGCTCATAATGTATACAATCAAATCAAAGCAGTACAAGTAGCAAATGATTTAAACGATATTGAAAGCATAAAATATAAACCACAAGTAGGACATTGGAGGAAAACAAAAGGATCAGATACAACCGATGAAATGAGTAATTTTGTTCCAAGAAATATATTATATTTCAATACACTTGTAGAAGAAGTATTCACATCAGAGAATCCCATGGAAGTTATCAATAATGCTAGACCATTTTTAGCAGATATAAGAGGAACACGTTGGGCAAGACATACAGGTGGTGGTAAAGGTAAAAACAACTTTAGTTCATTATTTGAAGGAGGATAATGCAAGATAATTTTTGCGTAATGCCGTTTGTACACGCATTTGTTACATCTAACATCATAAGTCCTTGTTGTGCCTATACTACACCACTCAAATTTAATTCAAAAAAACAATATTGGGCTTCTGAACAACTCAAAACAATTCAACAAAATATGTTGAGCAACACACGTGACGCAGGTTGCAGAGTTTGTTGGAAAAAAGAAGACAGAGGGTATAGCAGTTTAAGACAACATAGTAATCAAATTTACAAAGAACACATAGACTCAATTAAAAGCAACAGTATTGATAAGCAACCATACTATCTTGATTTACGTTTAGGAAACTTATGTAACCTTAAATGTAGAATGTGTGTAAGTGAATGGAGCAGTCAAATTGCAGGAGAGATATTAGATAATCCTAATGAAGACTGGATAGACACACCTAAACAAAAAATAATTGAATTGGACGACGACTCATGGAAACTATTAGATAATTGGATTCCGTTTGTAAGACGTGTGTTCATGACTGGCGGAGAACCAACAATTATAAAACGTAACTTAGATTATATTGATAAAATTGTAGAATCAGGATATAGTAAAAATGTTGAACTTATTTTTACAACAAACGCCACAAATATAAATCAAAAATTTATAGAAATTAGTAAGAAATTTAAGAGTGTTAGTTTTAATGTATCAATAGATGCAGTTGGTAATTTAGCAAATTATATTAGACATCCTAGTAATTGGAAAACTATTAAAAATAATTTACAAAACATTAATAAAAACGGTGTTGGAGTATCTTTTAACACAACTATACAATGGTTAAACATGACAAGATTAAATGAGATATTTGATTACATTGAAAATTGCAATATTGATTTTGGTGGTATTTGGTTTCAATTGGTTACTGATCCATATTATCTTGATTCAATATATGCTCCAAATTTTATGAAAAAAAAATGTATTAACGATATAGAAGAATTTTTACATAGACCTTTTTTAAATAATCCAAAATTTAATAACATTCTTTTTGGTGAATTAAAGCAAAGTCTAATACAAACAAAGAACTTTTTGAGTAAAAACTTTAACAATGTAAAATATACAGATGAGTTTTTAAAAAGGATGGAAATACTTGATAGATTAAGAAACCAAAATCTATTTGAGGTATTACCAGAATTAAAACAGATAGGAGAATAAAATGGCTGGTAAAAACAAAAAATTAAAAAAATTACAAGATCATCATGATTACCTAAATCGAAAGGTAGATGACCTTACCAAAGACAGAAAAAAAGATAGAAGTGATGAAAGCAAACAACTTTTAATGCGTTTGAAAAAAACCAAACTTGCGATAAAAGATGCAATCGCTAAAACCAAACAAACATTGACAAAATCTTAGGATATGCTATAATGTTAACAATGAAAAGAACTTATGCAACAGGTATAAAAAAAGATGTTACTGTGTTTTCTGGATTGGAAATTGAGCATACGCCTGCATATGGCTTACAAACACTATTCATTGCTCGTAATGATTTAACATTTGATCAAATACAAGAAATGGCTGTAATAACCAATGCTGAAGCAATTTATTATGGTGCAAATAGAAGTTATATGCACAATCAGTATATGCAAGTAGCACAAATTATGAAATTTTTAGAACACGGTTATTATGTAACTGTGGAATATCCTTTTGAATTACACCAAATGGTTGGACAAAAATTTGCATTAGTTTGGAAACATCCAAAATTTATTCCGTTCTGTTCAATTATAATGCCAGATTCAGAAGAAGACTCATCGCTATGTTTTAAAATTGACGATATTGATTTTAACAAAACTAATCCCGGTGTATGGACAATGAGTATGAAAGATTTTAAAGATAAAGCAGGATTTACTAAATGGGATCAATATATAAAAGATGAACCAATAGAAGAGAACAAAATATGGTCAATGAAGTAGAAGAAAGAAGAGATCAAGCATTAACGGAAAACTTGAGTAAAGCAAGTAAAATGATATGGGTTACTTTCCGTAAGGAAGGTATGCACAAATACCCAGCGGCATTAGAAGATCCAAAATTAAAAACAGGTGATGAATATGATGTATCGTTTTTAGGATACCCACATAGACATACGTTCCATTTTAAAGTTGCAATAGAAGTATTCCACGACGATAGAGATATTGAATTTATACAATTTCAAAGATGGATTTTAAGTTTATATAGTCAAGGTACATTACAAAACGACTTTAAAAGTTGTGAAATGATGTCAGATGATTTATACATTCAAATAACAAAAAAATATCCTGGCAGAAAAATTGAAATAGATGTTTCTGAAGATGGAGAAAACGGATCACACGCAGTATATGAAAGAAATAACGTTTAAAGAAAAAAGAGCAACAACAAGAATGGGTTACCTACCAATTGGTGGAGGTGGACTTAATGCTTCATATACTTTTGTTGATGCAGTAGCAAATATATGCACTACCGCAGGTAATTTAGGTATGAAATATGGCAAAGATTTCATTTGGGCATATCACGGATATGACAATGAAGACGATGACTGTGTTACATTAATGGTGAAAGAAGACAAGTATGAAACTTTTTTACATTTAGCACTACAAAACTCACACAGAATTAAACACACCGTTAACGGCACAATCAAACTAACAAAGGAGAGAGCATGACTAAACTATACGAAGTGAAGATAGAACTTACTGAAAAAATTAAGACACACAAAACCGAGTACATAAAAGCAGAATCAAAACATGAAGCGATGGAGAAGGTCGAAGGATTCGTTACAGACCAATATGTCAAAGATAACGACTTCAACTACACTGACGCCAATGCCATCAGCGCCAAACCAATCAGTGAGAGGGACTTCTCAAATGACAGGATCGGACTGCCATCAGACAACACATAAGGAGGCAAGATGAGAGTACCATATGTAAATTTTAAAACAAGAATAGGCGATAACGACGCAGTAGGTGGTTGTACATTTATTGGAGGTGAATGGAAAGAAGTAGATACTACAGAAATATTTGACAATAAAAAAGTCGTTGTATTTGCACTTCCAGGAGCATTTACACCAACTTGTTCATCACAACAAGTACCAGGATATGAAAAAATGTATGATGAAATTAAAGCACAAGGTATAGATGAAGTTTATTGCTTATCAGTAAATGATGCATTTGTAATGAATGCTTGGTTTAAAGATGAAAAAATTACAAAAGTTAAACCAATCGGCGATGGTGAAGGTGCATTTACACAAGGTATGGGTATGCTTGTGAATAAACCTGGACAAGGTTTTGGCATGAGGTCTTGGAGATACTCAATGCTTGTTGATAACGGAGAAGTTGTTAAACAATTTATTGAACCGGGTAAAAACGACGCTAGTGATGACAACGATCCGTTTGAGGTTTCTGACGCTAAAACAATGTTAAATTATTTGAAGGGTGCATAAGTCATCTAAATAACATGAATGTCACGAAAAATACTAGAAAAAAATTTCTGTGTATTACCTTGGACAGGTTTTGAACTAGAACCTGACGGTGTAGTAAAAAACTGCATTATCTCAAAAGAAACTATTGGCAACATACATCAAAATAGCATAGAAGATATTCTTCAATCAGAAAAGAATCTTGAGATTAAAGCTCAAATGCTAAACAAAGAATTCCCAAATAATTGTGCAGGTTGTTATTTTCAAGAAAAAGATCGTGCAACAAATTTTGAAAGTATTAGTAGTAGACTATATTATGCAAAAGAATTAGGCCCACACATTGACAATAAATTACTAGACAAAAAAGATAACTTTGATTTAAGTCATGTTGATCTCAGATGGAATAATAAATGCAATCAGGCCTGTGTTTATTGTTACCCAGAATACAGTAGTAAATGGGCACAAGAATTAAACATTAAACAAGAGTTTGAAAAAGGAAATGTTGAAAAAGTAAAACAATATGTCTTTAAAAATATTAAAAAATTAAAAAACATCTATCTTGCTGGTGGTGAACCTTTACTTATAAACGAAAATCGTGAATTTTTAAAATTATTATTAGAACAAAATCCAGATGTACATATAAGAGTAAACACAAATTTAAGTTCAACAAAAACTGGAGTATTTGAATTATTGTGTAAATTTAAAAATGTCCATTGGACGGTAAGTGTTGAATCCATGGATAAGGAATATGAATATATTAGATACCATAGTTCATGGAAAGACTTTATAAAAAATCTAAAATACATACAAACACTTAATCATAAAATTAGTTTTAATATGTTGTATTTCATTTTAAACTACAAAAGCATATTTGATTGCATTGATTACTTTAAATCGATAGGATTTCACAATAATAGTTTTATAATAGGACCATTATATACACCATTGTTTTTAAATGTTAGACATTTACCAAAAAATATAAAAGAAGAAGTTATTACTATGTTTGAAAACAAAATTGCTGAACAACCAGGATTTTACCTACAAAATAGTTTGGAAAATTGCTTAAAGTATTTGACTGAAAATGGTTTTAATGCTAATATAGAACTAACAAGACAAAACATTAAAAAAATGGATTTAAGAAGAAAATTAGATAGCGAAAAAGTATTTCCAGAATTATACAAAGAGGTACTAAATTGAAAATATTTTACATGGGTTTAGAACCCTATGAAGGACGATATACATTACAATTAACAGAATGGACTAAACGTGTTTATAAAAAACGTGATATTGACTATGTGATTGTTCCAGGTACTACTATTGACGATTCAAAAGCAATAGTAACAGGACAAGTTTTAGATGCACATGGCAGAAGTTATTTTGGTATGAGCCAAATGATGAATCTTGTACAAATGATGAAAGCTGGCGAAGTTACTTCCGAGGATATAATATTTTTTGAGGATATGTTCCAACCAGGAATGGAATCTCTTCCATATATTTTACACCAAGTTGACAAAGAGCATATGCCAACAATATATTTGAGATGTTTAGCACAGGCAATTGATCCTGATGACTTTGTACACGTTTGGGGAATGAGCAAATGGATGAGTTTATATGAACAGATGTGTAATGAAATTCCAAATGTCAATATACTTGCAACAAACGAAGAAATGGTTGCACATATGCGTATAGCAAACTGGAAAGCACCTATATACAATATATCTGGTTTAAGTTTTGGCAAAGAAGAAGTACAAGAAAGAGTTCCTAATAGAAAAGCATTTAATGATAGAAAAATGAGAGTAATATTTGGAGCAAGATGGGATCAAGAAAAACAACCAGGATTTTTTATGGATATGATTGATCACTGGAAAGCAAATCCAAAATTACCAGAAGTAGAATTTGCAATATGTTGTGGCGGTCCTTTAAGAAGTAATAACACTTCTTATGTAAACAGAGCAAGAATAATGGAACAAGACGGTACATTAAAAATATATGAAAATTTAAAAAAGAATGAATACTACAACATACTTGCAGATTCAAGAGTATTGTTTAATTGTGCATTACAAGATTGGACATCCAATACAGTATCAGAAGCAGACTCATTAGGCACAAACGTATTGTTTCCAGCATACAGAACATTTCCAGAAGTATTTGCTAACGATGAAACAAGAATGTATATTCCATGGAGCGGTAGAGACGCAATGGAAAAATTAAAAGTATTATTAATGAAACCATCCCCTAGTATAGGTCAAATATCTGATTGGACAGACGGTACAATAGATAGAATGATTGACATTATGACAGGCACGGGAGAACAATGGAGAAGAGATGGAAAACACTACAGAACACCAGTTTCCGAGTCCAAGTATTAACACACTTACAAGATCTGTATTAGTTACAGGTGGAGGTGGCTATGTGGGTTCTCACACTTGCAAATTATTATCTAAAAATGGATACGTTCCTGTAACTGTTGATAGACATTACAGAGAAGGACTAGTATCGTTTGGGCCAAATTATAATTTACATCTACCACAAGAAATTAATAGATTAGATGAAATTATTAAAAGACATAACATTACAAGTTGTATACATTTTCTGGCCAGCACATCAGTATCTGAATCTGTTACAAATCCCTCATTATATTATAAAAACAATCTTATAAACACAATTACATTACTAGACAAATTAGTTTCTTTAGATATTAAATCATTTGTATATTCTTCTAGTGCGGCAGTTTATGGCAATCCAGGAATGAAACTATGCAAAGAAACAGATCAATGCAATCCAATTAGTTCTTATGGTGGAAGTAAATTAATGATAGAACAAGTTTTAAAAGATTATCATAGAGCATATGGTATATCATCAGTAGGATTAAGGTATTTTAATGCCGCTGGAGCAGACCCAGAAGGAGACGTTGGAGAATTAAGAGAAAAAGAAACACATATAATACCATTAGCCATTAAAGCATCTAGGCAACTAAAAACATTTAAATTATTTGGTGCAAAATTTCCAACAGAAGATGGCACGTGTGTTAGAGATTATGTTCATGTTATGGACCTTGCAGATGCACACATTAAGGCTTTAAACTATGCTCATGAAAATAATTGTGCCGATGTTTTTAATTTAGGTTCTGGAGCACCTGTTTCTAATAGAGAATTATTAGATGTTATACAAAAGCATACAGGTAAAATGGATATTAAATTTGAGCCAAGCAGAGCAGGGGATCCTGCATATCTTGTAGCAGATATAACAAAGGTAAAAGAAATATTAAATTGGGAACCAACACAAAGTTCAATTGATAATATAGTAGCAACTGCATTAAGATGGTATAATAAGATGCACAAGAAAGATATCCATTAATGGATCCAAAGAAAAAATACCATTTATTCAAAACAAATAAAAATTTTTGTGTTGTTCCGTGGACTAATTTTGAAATATACACAAATGGAGATGTTAGAACCTGTTCAATGGGTGGCGAAACTTTAGGCAATATTAACAATCAAGATATTGAAGATATTTTACAAAGTGATACTATTAAACGAATTAAATCAAATATGCTAGAAAATAAACCAGATAAAAACTGTGTATCATGCTATCACAGATCTATTGAAGATAAAAATTTTTCATATCTACGAGATCATTACAACAAATTACTGGTCAAAGCAGATGTTGATTATGAAAACATTGAAACTTTTGATATGCACTGTATTGATTTGCATTGGTCTAATATATGTAATTTACGTTGTATAATGTGTAATCCACAACAAAGCAGTTTGATTGCAAAAGATGAAAAGGAAATTATTACTCCAGTTAATAAAAAAAGTGTAGAAAAAATAATACAAATGACTGTTAAAAATCAAGCAAAAATAAAAGAAATATACTTGAGTGGTGGAGAACCATTTTATATTCCTTACAATGTACAACTTTTAAAACAACTGGAAAATAAAGATGTACCATTAAGAATTAATACTAATATGCAATGGAAAAAAACAAATCCTTTATTACAAGCATTGAAAAATTTTAATAATGTTCAACTCACAATGAGTGCTGATGCTGTAGGTGATAAATTTAATTATATAAGAAACGGAGCGGATTGGGACTTGTTTTGTAATAATTTAGAATATATTAAAAACAATACAAATTTTTCAATCAGAGTAAACACAATTTTTAGTATAATCAATGCTGATTGTATAGATAATTTAATTAATTATTTTTATAACCAAATGAATATAACTGACATGACTATTAATTTAGTATATGTTCCTAATGCAATGGATCCAAGAAACTACCCTGCAGGAAAAAAAACAAATATCATATCTAAATTGCAAAAAATTAAAAAAACTATATCTAACGAACACACAAATTTACTTAATAATTTAGAAAATTGTATCATGCAAATAAGTTTGGAAAATATAAAAGATTATGTTCCTACGTTAGATCATGTTACAAAAAAACATAAAACAAATTGGAGACAAGTATTTGTAGATTTAGTATGAAGACAGCATTATTAATTGGTTGTGGCGGAAAAAGAGGAGAAGATTTAATAAAAGGTTGCCAACAGGCTGACTTTGACGTAATTAATATAGGTTCTAGTGAATCTAAATTAAAAAATGTAGAAAACATTAAGATTGATTGGAGAACCTTTGATATAATACAAATGCATAAAATTTATAAACAACTGTCTTACAATTTTGACTTTATATTTTTTAATCAAAATTCATCGGCGTTGGCAAAAGAAAATTTTATTAATACAATTAAAACTGTAGATTTATGGAGTTTAACTAAGAGCTGGAGTAAAAGTTATTGGTTAAGTTGTCAATTTCCTTTTATAATAATCAAAACACTAGAAGAACAAAATAAGTTAGATAAAAATGCTACTATAGGTTGGATGCTGTCTAGTTACATTGATAAAAATGTTAAAGGTGTTGACGACTATGCTGATTACAGTGGTTATAAATTTACAAACTATTTAATAATGAAAAACTTTAATACAAAATACCAATGTTTTGGTATTAATCCCAAATTTGGTTCTTCTGACTATACAGATTTAATTTATAAAATTTGTAGCAACCAAATTAAATGCAATGGACAAATAATTGAATAATTGTTTGACAAAATGGTGCAACTACTGTAAAATAGTATATAAGGAGATACAATGACAAATGAAGAAGACAAAAGCTATGAAAATGAATCGGCCAGTCCATCACCAATGGTACAAATCTCAATTAAAGAGTATGACAAACTCAAAGAACATCAAAAATATATTACAGATAAAAGTTTAATTGCTGTAATTGATAAAATTGAAGAGTTAGTTAGAGCATTAAGAAAACACATAGTTAGAACAGATATAGAATAATATATGGATGACACTTTAAAAGACAGTTGGATTGTTAAAGGTCCAATATCAAAAACAATTAAAGACAGAATTAAAAAAGCAGGAAAAAGATTTCACTGTAATGATAATATTTCTGAATATATTGAGGATGGTGACTTAGAAAAATTACAAGTAGAGGTACAAGAAAAATTACAAGGAGTTTTGGAAAGTCTTGTAATTGATACAGAAAACGATCACAACACACAAGAAACTGCAAAACGTGTCGCAAAAATGTACATCAAAGAAACATTTGGTGGCAGATATAATCCAATGCCAAGAATTACACACTTTCCTAATATGGGATATAAGAGTATGTACACTAGTGGTCCAATCAGTATTAAATCAACGTGTGCTCACCATTTACAAAACATTGTAGGTAATGCTTGGGTAGGTATTATTCCAAATGGCAAAGTTATCGGATTAAGTAAGTTTAATAGAATTATTCACCATATTGTAGAAAGACCACAAATACAAGAAGAGATGACAACACAAATTGCTGATGCATTAAAAGAATATGCACATACAAGTCATATTGCAGTAGTAGTTAAAGCAGAACATCATTGCATGACACACAGAGGCGTAAGAGAACACGAATCTGATATGACAACTGCAATTATGTTAGGTGCATTTAAAGAAGATCCAGCAACTAGAGATGAATTTTATAAAATTTGTATGAACATGAAGGGTCATGAATAAAAAACAATACCAAAAAGAAAAAGAAAGACAAGCTAACTTACAATCAGATAATGTAGAAATGGAAAATTGGGTTCCAAGTGAAGGTTCAATAGGCACCGTCGATACTATGAATATAGATTTTGACGTAGGTTATGATTCAGATCAAATGAATTTTGATTTTGAAAGAGATTTAAGAAAAAAATATCCTGCACTAAAAGATGCTTGGGAGCATTATCAAAATATAAAACAAATGTGTGAAGCAAGAGAAAAAGAAGAAGATGCGAATTAACCAAGATCCAAAACTAAATTACGAAGACGTTTTATTACAACCAAAACGTTCCACGTTATCATCAAGAAAAGATGTAGACATGACTCGTAAGTTTACATTTCGGAACTCAGACAAAGTAATGAACTTTACACCAATCTTTGCAAGTAATATGGATGGTGTTGGTACATTTAGTATGGCAAAAATATTACAAGAATATAAAATGATGACTGTTATTACAAAATCCACTACTCCAGATCAATGGAAAGAGGCAGTAGGCAATGGTGTAAGATTACAAAGTGTTTCTGTATGTACAGGCACAAATAAAATGTTTGATGATGAAGCTGAAGATTATACTAATATGCAAGAAATATTAAAAAGTTTTCCTGATATTAAAATGATTACAATAGATGTTGCTAATGCATATCATCAAAATATGGTTGGCTTTGTTCAAAAAGTTAGAGAAGAATATCCAGACAAAGTTATTGTAGCAGGTAACGTAGTAACACCTGAGATGACCGAAGAATTAATTATTAACGGTGCTGACGTAGTTAAAATAGGAATAGGACCAGGTAGTGTTTGCACTACACGAACAATGACTGGTGTTGGTGTTCCACAATTTTCAGCAATATTAGAATGTGCTGATGCGGCTAATGGTGTTGATGGACACATAATGGCGGATGGTGGTTGCACACAACCAGGAGATATTGCAAAAGCATTAGGTGGTGGTGCACATATGGTTATGATTGGCGGTATGTTAGCAGGACATAACGAATCAGAAGTAGAAGTAAAAGACGGATTTAGAGAATTTTATGGCATGAGTTCTGATCGTGCAAGAGAAGTACACGGCAAAAGAAAAGACGGATATAGAGGCAACGAAGGTAGAGTAGTACATTTACCTGATAGAGGACCTGTTAAAGAAACTATAGAAAATATACTTGGCGGTGTAAGAAGTGCTTGTACATATATTGGTGCAAGACGATTAAAAGATATGCCTAAATGTGCAACTTTTGTAACAACATACAACGTAATTAATAAAGTTTACGAGCAATTTTAAATATTTAAATACATTATATGATTCCTAATAAGAATACATTTTGTATTGCTCCATGGTTTAGTGTTTTTATTGATTCAAGAAAAAAATTATCACCATGTTGCAAAAGTAATAAGACAAACAAATACAATTATTCTCAATTAAACGATTATTTTTTTTCTAACGAATTAGAACAATTACGCAAAGACTTAATTAATGGAATAAAAAACAAGACTTGTTCAGCATGTTGGGAAACAGAAGAACAAAACGGAGATTCATTACGAAAACAATACAATAGGACTTTAGCCATGAGATTTGATAAAGGTTCTATTCTCAATCAAATCAATAATCCATCAGTAAAAAATATAAAAAGTTTTGATCTAGTTCTAGGAAATTTATGCAATTTAAAGTGTATAATGTGTAATCCAGGACAAAGTAGTCAATTACTAGCAGAAGCAAATTTAAATCCTGAATTGAAAAAATGGTATACAAAAAATACTACATATAATCAAAAATTATTTAATTGGCCAGAAGACAATGATTTTGTCAACTGGTGTGAGAAAAATCTACCACAAAGTATTCATATAAAATTTACTGGTGGAGAACCTTTTATAATTCCGGGGCTTCATAAAATTATAGAACAAATCCCAGACTCACAAAAGAAGAATTGTATTTTGCATTTTACTACAAATTTAACGAATATTAATAAAGATATATTAAATTATTTTACAAAATTTAAAGAAGTTTGGCTGAGTGTTTCTTGCGAAGGTATAGAAGAAACACTAGAATATGTAAGATTTGGTCATAAATGGAAAACACTAGATGAAAATTTTAAAATTATTCAAAATATGAATTCAAAAAACATTATTTTAGCAGTAAATTATGTTGTTCAAGCACTCAGTTATCATTCAATCATAGCTATGGTTAAATATTTTGATTCACTTAAAATTAAAATAGATCCTATTATGTTATCAGATCCAAAACACTTCCATATTTCATCATTAACCAAATATGCTAAAAACAAATTTATATCCGATACTAAGGATTATAATGGTTTTAATAAAAGTTTTGTCAATTTTATAAGAAACATGTCTAAAAAATACATTGATCACGATAAAAGTCTTTCTAAAAAATGTATTAAACATTTAGAATTACTAGATAAAAGTAGAAAAACAAATTATAAAAAAATAATACCGTTTGAAAATTTACATCAAATATAGTAAAATAAAATATGGATACAAAGAAAAACTATTTTACAACAGGTCAAATGCGTAATGCATTAATACAAATAGAAGATCAAATGGTCCACTCCAATTGGATGCCAACTATTATATTAGGTATTAATAGAGGTGGTTGTATTCCTGGCGTTTACCTTTCACACAGACTTAATATAGCACACGAAGTACTTGATATACGATTAAGAGATCATACAACAAAGCCAAATCTATCTGTATTAGAAAAAGCGTTTGCATTTCAAAAGAAAATTTTAATCATTGATGATATTAATGATACAGGAGCAACGTTCAATTATATTGTTGAAAATTTTAGTAAGGGTGATGGTAGAATTAAATTTGCCGCACTTATACATAATAAACCAAGCAAAGCAAAAGTAGATTACCAAGGATACAAAATAGACAAGTCAAAAGATCCTGCATGGATTGTTTTCCCATGGGAAGAATGGGACAAATAATTTACACTCTGTTGACAAATCATCTAAATAATAGTAAAATAATATTATGTCAAATATAGCAGGAAAAATTTGGGGATCTACAGAACTTATTCTCGCAAACAGTTCATTAGAATTTCATAGAATAGATTATAAAAAAGGTGGTGTTTGCTCTAAACACAAACACGAATACAAATGGAATGGCTTCTATTGTATGACAGGAAAACTAAAAATTAAAGTATGGCAAAAAGATTACAATTTAGTAGACGAAACTATTTTAAACCCTGGCGATTTTACTGCTGTCAAACCACAATTATTCCATTCATTTGAAGGCTTAGAAGACGGTGTTGCATTTGAATTATATTGGGCAGAATTCAGACACAACGATATACAAAGAGAATCTGTAGGACACTTAACAGAAGGCAACGTAGTTAGACTGGATAAGAAAAAAGGAAAGTAACATGATTCCTATAAAAGGATATGCAACTTTTCACCCATTAAAACATTGTTGGATAGGATCCGGATTTAAAGCAGAATGGTTTCAAGATTTACCTATATATAAAAATAACAAAATTATGGATCCTTTGAAACGTATTGCAGAGGAAACCGAAGAAGATTCTCAAACACTAGAAAAAATATTAAAAGATGCTGGTGTAAAAACACATCGCAGTTGGTTGGATATAGATAAGGTAGGTTCTCTTAAAAATATATTTCGTCCACCAGTTAACCCAAGAGACCATTTTGCAGTAATTGGTGAAAAACTATATGCCTGCCATGGATCGGGTACTCCTGGATATGTAGATATTTTAAAACAAATAGACAAAAAAAATCTATACATAAACATACAAGACAGTACAATTACTTCTGCTTGTATTTGTAGAGTAGGAAAAGATTTGTATTGGGATCACGGTGTTACTGACACAACCGAAGCAACTATAAAAAAATTTACAGACATTTGGACTAAGGAAGGATTTAGAGTACATAAATCAAACAGAGGTTATCATTCAGATGGTGTGTTTTGTGTTGTGAAACCTGGTTGTATTGTTTCATTAAACGATATACAAGATTATAAAACAGAATTCCCAGGCTGGGACGTACTATATCTACCAGATCAATCGTGGGATAAAGTAAGTCCTTTTTTAGAAATGAAAAAAAAAGTAGGAGGACGTTGGTGGTTAAAAGGAGAAGAGCATAACGATCAATTAATTGAATTTGTTGACACATGGTTAAATGATTGGGTTGGTTATGTGGAAGAAACTGTATTTGATGTTAATATGTTGTCAGTTGACGAAAACAGAATAATATGCAACAATTACAACAAAGACGTATTTGAACATTTTAAAAAACATAAAGTTGAACCAATTATATTCAACTTTAGACATAGATACTTTTGGGATGGTGGAATACATTGTATAACACAAGATTTATATAGAGAAGGAAAAATGGAGGATTACTTTGGCTGACATATATCACATTTGGGCAGATCATCATAAAGACGTAGACGCATATGACTTTGCAAAAAAAATGCGAAAGTTTTTAGATGGTTTAGTTGAAATGGGTAAAATGAAAAGTTACAGACTTACAAGATCAAAATTAGGTTTTAGATCAATGGATATGCCTGAATTTCATGTTATGATGGAATTTACCAATATGCAACAACTAGATGATGCTATGACAAGCATAATCCGTAATGAAGAAAAAATAGATGAATCACACGTTTCGTTTAATCAATTAGTAAACAAAGAAACAATACAACACTTTTTATACAGAGATTTTCCAGATGAACTCAAATAAAAAAATAGTAATTGCTTACCATCCTGGAATGTATGGCGGATTACTAAGATGGTTATTGGACAGATTTTCTCCTGATTGTAAATTTAAACACATTAACAATCCATGGGATGAACATGATAGAGTACATGGAGTATTTGAATACAATAACAAATTTAATCGGGCAGATTTAAATTTTAAAGTACCATCAGATAATTCAACAAATAAGATAGTGATATATTTTAATTTATCTGATTTATTATTTGCAGAAAGATGTACTTTTTATAGAGGTGAGGGATTTGAAGATGATACAGGTAGATATAAGATACTTATATCTGACTCTGACATTAAATTGTTAAATTTATTTAAAATTGATAAAACAAAAAACTCTAAAGCAGTTACTAAAGAACTTTACAAAATACAACTACATGACGGTGAAAATGGAATTTGGTCTGACCGTATTATTAAATTTATGTCAAACCCAACTTACTATCAATTTCCTGTTTATGCACTCTGGAACAAAGATCTGTTCATACAACAACTTCGAACTATTAGCAATAAATTTATACTTGATTTAGAAATTGACGAAACTATTATTGAAAACGTAACAAAAAAAATAAGTGAAACATTTGTTATAAAAACAAGAAACAGAGCAAAGACTGTATTAGAAGCAATACAAAATAAACAACAAATGAATTGCAGTGAATTAGATATATTAGAACAGGCCTGGATAGAAGTTTTATTAGAAAAACAACACGATTCTATAATTTTTCCATATGGTACTAATTGGTTTAAAAATACCAATCAAATTAATGAATTTTTAGAAACATATCCTTCGTATCTAAAACATATGAATCCACGATTACCATGGTATAATAATGCAAAAAATCCCTTTTATTGGAGTACGTTGACAGAAAAGTAAATAGCTTAAACCAGATGAGTAAAATACAAATTGTTTATCATTCAGGCACATATGGAAGATTATTACGTTGGTTATTGGACAGATTTTCTCCTGATTGTAAATTTAAACACATTAACAATCCATGGGATGAACATGATAGAGTACATGGAGTATTTGAATACAATCAAAGATTTAGGAGGGCACATCAAATAAAAAAAAACAGAGGTGAAAGTTCGATTGACCCGGAGGCAAGTAAAATAATTATAAATTTTAATCTAGACGATTTATTGTTTGTTGAACGTTGTGGATTCTACAGGAACCCAAAAAATTATACAGAACAAGCAAGATACAAATCTATTATTAATGACACAGATATTAAAATTTTAAAATTGTTTAACATCAATAAAGACAAAATACACAAATCTGTTGCCAAAGAAATTTACAAAATACAATTACACGATCATGAAAACCATAGACATTGGAAAGAAATGACAAAATATATGAAAAACAATAATCATTATCAATTCTCTATATATGCATTATGGAACAAAGAGAATTTTATTAAAGAGCTTAAAGCAATATCTAACAAGTTCTCACTTGACCTAAATATCAATGAAGCTATTATAAGCAACATTACAGAAAAAATTAGTAAGATGTATCCAATTTCTACGAAATATAGAGCAAAAAATATTTTAAAAGCAATTAAAGAAAATACCAATATAGAGTGTAACGAATTAGATATACTTGAACAAGCATGGATAGAAGTAATACTAGAAAAACAACACGATTCTATAATTTTTCCATATGGTACTAATTGGTTTGGAAATACCAATCAAATAAATGAATTTTTAGAAACATATCCTTCGTATCTAAAACATATGAATCCACGATTACCATGGTATAATAATATAAAAAATCCATTTTATTACAATGAATTGACATACCCGCAAAAGTAGTATACAATTAAAGAATAGTAGAAACAACAAAAAATATAGATCCAAAAATATGGAAAAAATAAGATATTCAGAAATATTTCATTCAGTACAAGGTGAAGGGCGATTTGTAGGCGTACCTAGTGTATTCTTTAGAGTATTTGGTTGCAATTTCCATTGTCATGGATTTGGGCAAGGTAGAGATAAAAGTAAATGGCTTAAACCAGAAGAAATGCCATATTCCACGCAAGACCTATCAGAACTTAAAAATATTAAAGATTTACCTGTTGTTGATATTGGCTGTGACGCAAGTGCAAGTTGGTCAACAAGATATAAACATTTAGTTGATTGGGAACCTATAGATAAAATTGCAAAACAAATTATATCTTTCACACCAGAAAATAAGTGGATATGTTCTACAGGACAAGATATACATTTTGTTATAACAGGTGGAGAACCTATGTTGTGGCAAAGAGAAACACAACATTTATTAAGACAACCACAATTTAATGATTTAAAAAATTTAACTATTGAAACTAATTGCACACAACCATTTAAAGAAAACTTTGATAAATTTATGCACGGTTTAACTGCTGGTGATTATACAAAACATCCAGTTCACGTAACTTGGTCAACTTCACCAAAATTATCAATATCAGGTGAGAAGTGGGAAAAAGCAATTAAACCTGAAGTTGCAAGACAATATTCAGAAATACCAAACACACATTTATATTTTAAATTTGTTGTTGAAGATGAAGAAGATTTAGAAGAAGTTGATATGGCAAGAAAAGCATATGCAGACGCAGGTGTAGAAGCAGACATATATCTAATGGCAGTAGGTGCCACAGTTGAAGGGCAATCTAAAACTGCTAAACAAGTCGCTGACTTATGTTTGAAATATGGTTTTAAATATTCTCCAAGACTGCACGTAGATTTATTTGGTAATAAGTGGGGAACATAATGATTGCAAAAAAAGGAAAAACAAACTATAATAAAACAATGAAAGTTAAAAAAACTACAAAACCGAGAGCAAAAAAGAAAACTACTAAAAGTGAGGAACCTTGGGTTAAGGTTTTAAATATAAATGTTAGTCCAGACAATCCACGTAATGGATTTTTTGAACTAGATTGGAATGACGAATTTGTTAACAATTTAAAACAACATGGATATCTTGGTCAATCAGATGAAGAAATAGTTGACAGATGGTTTCAAACTCTCTGTCGAACAATTGGCAATGAGCAAGGTATTGACGTTACTGGCTCTGGTTATGTTCAAATAAACAGACGAGATGATGGCAAAACAGAGGTCTCGTAATGACCCACATATTAGTTGATACAGCAAACACATTTTTTCGTGCTAGGCATGTAATTAGAGGAGACACGTCTGAAAAAATAGGTATGGCTATCCATATCACTATGAACTCTATTAAAAAAGCATGGCAAGACTTTAACGGTACACACATGGTTTTCTGTTTAGAAGGACGTAGTTGGCGTAAAGACCACTATACTCCATACAAAAAAAATAGAAAAGAAGTGTTTGAAGCAATGACTGAAAAAGAGAAAGATGAAAATAAAGTATTTTGGGAGTGTTATGATGATTTTATTGATTTTATTAAAACAAAAACCAATGTTACTGTATTACAAAACTCACGTTGCGAAGCAGATGACTTAATTGCACGTTGGATTGATAAGCATCCAAACAAAAAACACGTAATTTTAAGTACTGACAAAGATCTAAATCAACTTGTAAGTGAAAATGTTAAGCAATACAACGGTATTACAGAAACCACTATTACACACGAAGGTTGGTTTGACGGAAAAGGAAATGAAATTATAGACAAGAAAACAAAAACACCAAAAGGAGCACCAAATCCAGAGTGGATTATATTCGAAAAAAGTATGAGAGGCGATCCTAGTGATAATATTTTTAGTGCATACCCTGGTGTTAGAACAAAAGGCACTAAAAATAAAATAGGATTGCAAGAAGCATTTGCAGATCGTAATGAAAAAGGATATACTTGGAATAATATAATGTTATCTAAATGGGTTGATACAGAAGGTACTGAACATAGAGTAATAGACGATTACGAAAGAAACAAGTTATTAGTAGATCTTCACGCACAACCAGAAGCCATTGTAGAAGAACTAGATCAAACGATTACACAGGCTAAGGCAGAAAATAAAAGTATAGATCAAGTTGGAATCAGATTCATGAGGTTCTGTGCCAAGTATGATTTAAATAGAATTAGTGAGCAGGCTCAACTATACGTAGAGCCCTTTAATGCGAGGTTAAGTGTATGACAATAAAAGCAAAAACACTTGTAAAAGACAAGTTTTGGATTGTTGAAGAACGCGGTCAAAAATTAGGTACCCTTCAAAAAAAAGAAGATAATGGTTGGATCTTTTTAAGTAAAAAAGATCATAGACAAGTGTTTCACACACAGGAGAGCCTGTTCACCAAATTTGGTTTTAATATTTTTAAAGAGAAAATTAAAGAAGTAGAAGAAAAGTCAGTTGATAAATGGGACGTAAAACAAGCACAAGATTTTGAAGTACATGGCTATCCATGTTCACAAAAACCTTATAATTCATTATGGGACGTACAAAAAAAATTACCTCTGTATACAAAAACACCAAAATCCAAATCAATGTTTTGTGCAGGTTATTACATTGTAAAATTTGAAACTGTAAATTGGCGTAAAGCATACTGTCCAAAAATTATTACACTACAAAGGTATCCTTACAAAGGACCTATAAAATCAAAAACTGAAATGGTATCACAACTAAATGACGCACTCAAAAATTCAAACTAAACCAATTGAAGATTTGCTAGGTAGAATAAGAACCTTACGTCAAAAAGGTGAACGTGAAATTAGGATACCAGCTAGTGAAGCTGACAAGTTAGCAGATTCTTTATCACAAGTCATGACAAGAATAGTCACTATTCAAGAAGAAATAATTGAAGCACTCAAAACTGCCAAAGAAGCACAAACGATCAATATTGAGATGGACGGTGGCGACTTTAATAAAAAATAGTAATACAATTATTGGTAAATATAGTTGTATCATGAGCAGGCCAAAACCAACAGTGTTACTACAGCACAGTAATAAAACTACCTATAAAATGGACGAAGTCCTTGCGGCTGAAGGCATATGGGCAGTTTTTTATGATGGTAAACCAATCAACTTAAAATCGTCAAGTTTGGTTGCGAATTATCCAGGACCAAAATACAAGAAAGTATCATTCTCTAATCCAGGCCATGCAGAGAATTTGGCTAAGAAGTTAAACACACAACACAACACCGATAAATTTGGTGTGTATCTTTTAAAAACTGGCGACAAATTCTCTAGATAATTAAGTGTATGGACACAAAGACAGCCTACACTCGAACCTTCCTTACACTCAAGGAACAACCATTACACGATGAAAGTATAAAAGCGGCTTATTTTAGTTGGTGGCAAAATGTACGAGAAAGCTACCAAGCAAGATCACTGAGATTAACAAAAATAGGCTATGAATGTGTGAAATCCTTAGATATTAAAACCTATGAAATTAAATTTCCTGCTAAAATCATATTCAGACCACAAACATTTTTATGGTTAGATGAATTTGTTGACTGCCCATATTATGTAGACAAAAAGCAAATTGTTGTAACCATGGAAAAAATGGCATTACAACTCATGATGTTTGCTGGAGATGTAACAAAATACGGTTTAGCACGGGCTATGAGCAAGGCCGATGAGGGGAAAAATACGTGAACCAATATTCATGTGAATTTATAGACAAAGGATTATTTGTTTCTCACAGAGGAACAAGTTTATGTTGTGTTAATGAACAAATCGAAAAACCAACGCAACTACCAAGCAAATTTTGGAATAGTAAAAAAAGACAACAAGCTATAATTAGAAGTCACAAAGATATGCCTGTCGATGGCTGTGCTTCTTGTTATAGACTTGAAAGTAAAAAGTTGCCAAGTAATAGGACAAGATTGAAAAAACACAATTCTCTTCCTACCAAAGATCTACCAGTACTTTTAGATTTAGATTTTAGCAATTTATGTAATTTAAAATGTATAATGTGCAATTCAGAACGTAGTTCTGAGTTGGCAAAAGACAAAAAACTATATGTAAACAATAAAGGAGTATCTCAAGTTTCTAAACAAGTTATAGATGACCTAATTAATATATCCGCAGAAGTAAAAGAAATTCAAATACAAGGTGGAGAACCTAGTATTATGGAAGATAACAATTATTATTTTCAAAGGCTTGACGAAAAAGGTTACTCAAAAAACATAACCGTATTGATTAACATAAATGGTACAAATTTAAATAAAAAATTTTGTAATTCTTTAAAAAATTTTAAATCAGTTAGATTAAGTGTTAGCATAGACAGTTATGGGTTAGCAAACAACTATATTAGATGGCCTAGTAAATTTGAAGCAATTGATAAAAACGTTCGTGCATTAGCCAAATACAAAAATTTCCATACAGAAGTTTTTAGCACAATTAACGTATTATCTTTATTCGATTACAAAAACTTTTTATTTTGGTGTAAAGAAATGGAATCATTTTATGCTACAAACGGAAAAACCTTTAGAGTTACACCATCAAAAATATTAAATCCAATTTATTATAGTCCATTTATTGCAACAAACAATCTTAAAGATTACTTTATACACCAAATAAACGATTTTTTACAATATAATAATTTAACCCATAATAGCAAATGGAAATTAGAAATGTTAATGTTTTTAAAATCGTTAAAAGAAGCAAAAACAAACCATAATGCAATAAAACAATTAATGTATCAAGTAAAATACCTTGATGAGCAACGAAATACAAGCATTGAGCATTTTATTCCTAATTTTTCTCTTCTTCTGGACAAAAATCCTAGTAAAATAGCGACTTTTTAGCCATAATACCAGGTTGACGTATTACAATACTATGTTATTATAGTATTATAAACATTTAAACAGGAGTGTACAAATGGCAAGAACCAAAAACAAAGAACAAGCAATAGGCAGTCAAAATAGAACTGTAACGCCAAACGAGGCAAAATCAGCATTAACACATTGTATCAAATTACAAAGACCAATAATGATGTGGGGGGCACCTGGTATTGGTAAATCCGACATAGTTAAACAAATTGCAGATTCACAAAAAAGAGAAGTTATCGATATTAGACTTCCTTTATGGGAACCTACAGATATTAAGGGTATTCCTTATTACAATTCAAAAGAAAACAACATGGTTTGGGCTAGTCCTGCAGAACTGCCAACTGATCTTAAATCGACTGCTATTGTATTCTTAGATGAATTGAACTCAGCGGCACCGGCAGTACAAGCGGCGGCTTATCAACTTATTTTAAACAGAAGAGTAGGACAATATCATTTGCCAGAAGGCGTTTCAATTGTAGCGGCTGGTAATAGAGATAGTGATAAAGGTGTCACTTACAGAATGCCTGCTCCGTTAGCCAACAGATTTGTTCACATTGAACTAAGAGTGGACTATGACGATTGGTTACAATGGGCAACAGACAAACATATCCATTCTGATGTGGTAGGTTATTGCACATTCGCAAAACAAGATTTATATGATTTTGATCCTAAAGGATCAAGTAGATCATTCGCAACTCCGAGATCATGGAGTTTCGTATCACAACTTCTATCAGATGACCTGCCAGAAAGTACGCTCACTGACCTCGTTGCAGGTTGCGTAGGAGAAGGCCTGGCCGTTAAGTTTATGAATCATCGTAAGGTTAGCGGTCAGTTACCTAACCCATCTGATATATTGAGCGGTAAGGTTAAAGATCTTAAAACTAAAGAAATATCAGCGATGTATTCACTTACAGTTTCGTTGTGTTATGAATTACAACAGGCACATGAAAAGAAAGTGAAAAATTGGAACGAACAAGCAGATAGATTTTTTCACTATATGATGGACAACTTTGAAACAGAGTTGGTTGTTATGGGTGCTAAAATTGCACTGACAAACTATAAACTTCCGTTCGATCCTAGCAAGTTGAAATCATTTGATAGGTTCCATAAGAAGTTTGGCAAGTATGTCATAACTGCTATGGAGTCTAAATAATGTATTACCGAGGACCAATAGATTATAAAAAAAGTAAAAATTTTTCAAATAATGATGAATGTATTTGGATAGTATATCCTCCGGGTGCAGGAGGAGATTTACTTGCAACAATAATTAATTATCATTATTTAGAAACAGGTTCTTCATTTTTTGGAATAAGTGATCGAGGAAAAGTTATGTTTTCTCCTACTGATGGAAAAACTGCTGGATTAGAAGTTGAAGGTACTATTATCTTTAATAAACAACTAATCCATGACATTAATAACGAAATTGGAAAAAATACATTATCATATAATATGTTAGATATGGTTCTATTTTCTAATCATAATTGGAGAGATTGCGTTGTTGAAAACATATTATCTTTTTTTAAAAAAGCAAAAATAATAAGAATACTACCAAAAAATAAAAATGAAGCAGAGATTATTAAATGGCTGAGTATGTTTAAAAACCTATCTAAAAACCTATCATTTGATGATGATATAATAAAACAAGTCTCATTTGAAAAATTTAAAACTAATTTACAAGATGAAAGATTATTTGAAATAAAATTTCATGAGTTATTAAATAAAAAAAAATTTGAGAACGTTTATACAAGATTAATAAAATATTTAAATCTACCGTGCAAATTAATTAGTTTTGATTTTATAGAATTTTGGTTAAGTAACCAACATCCAACAATTAGAAAAAATTTAACTAGTATGGAGTCTAAATAATGTCAGACTACCATAATCAAAAAATCATAGACAAACTAGTGACAGCGAGGATTGCCTTACTATTGAAACACCCTTTCTTTGGCAACCTTGCTACTAGATTGAAACTTGTGAATGCAGATGATTGGTGTCCTACTGCTGGTACAGATGGTAGATACTTTTATTACAATACAAAATTTATAGATTCACTTACACCAAAAGAAGCAGAGTTCTTATTTGGTCATGAAGTTCTACATAATGTATTTGAACATATGTTAGTTAGAATTGGAAATAGAGATCCACAACTTTGGAACATAGCGGCAGACTATGCCGTTAACCAAATACTTGTTGACGGAAAAATTGGAGAAATGCCAAAGGGTAAAAAAGGTGAGAACAAAGGCTTCCAAGATGAAAAATACAAGGATTGGCCAGCAGAAAGAATATATGATGACATCTATAAACAAGCCAAAAAGAATGGTAAGAAGATGTTAGACAAATTAGGTAAACTTATGGACGAACACGTTGATTGGGGCAAAGAGCCAGGATCAGGTGGAAAAGGAAAAGATAAAAACGGAAAAGGAAAACAACCAGTTTATTCTAAAGAAGAATTAAAAAAAATCAGAGACGAAGTAAAAGAAGCAATGGTGAGTGCCGCACAATCTACAGGTGCAGGTAACTTACCGGGGGCTTTACAAAGATTAGTTGCTGACTTAACAGAACCAAAAATGGATTGGAGAGAAATACTTCAACAACAAATTATGAGTACAATTAAATCAGATTATACCTGGATGAGACCTAGTAGAAAATCATGGCACACATCTGCTATACTACCAGGACAAAACAATGACGAAATGATTGATATATGTTTGGCTCTTGATGCTTCTGGTTCGATAAGCAATGAACAATGTAAAGAATTTTTGACAGAAGTAAAAAACATAATGGATCAATACAAAGATTTTAGAATACATCTTTGGACTTTTGACACAGAAGTTTTTAATCCAAAAGTGTTTACACCAGATAATGCAGATGAATTATTAGATTATAAATTAGGTTCAGGTGGTGGTACAGAGTTTGAATGTAATTGGGATTATATGAAAAGAGAAGGTATAGAACCTAAAAAATTTATAATGTTTACAGATGGTTGGCCATTTAATAGTTGGGGAGATGAAACTTATTGTGATACAATATTTTTAATTAATAACCCATACGAAAGAGGAATAGAAGCACCATTTGGAATGACTGTACAATACAATGACTAATATGCTTTACCAAACTATAACCCCAGGCTTATATGCACAAATAAATATTTGCATGATTAAAACAGCCAAAGAACATTTAGAAAATAGTAAAATGAATTATCAAAAACATTTTACTCATTCATTATACAATGCTTATCTATTAACAATAATCGTTTTTAGTTCTGTTATCCATGCATTCTTTCCTATGGTGTTAAGACAACATGCCGCTAGAGGAGTTGTAAGAATTTATAATTCTATGAAAAAACATGCACACCTAAGAAAAATGATTAATGATGAGAGCAAAAATGTTAAAGATTAATCCAAAAAACTTTTACCAAAGAGAATTACATATATTACCACCACATTTTGTTAATACTGTAATAAAAGCAACTGAATACGATGTTGAGAACATACGAACATGGATTTATGAACATTGTTCAGGTAGATATTCAATTACCAATGATATAATAACATACAACGACAAAACTAAACCTGTTACTGTTTTTGGATTTGAAAACCCAGGTGATCTTACTCTATTTGCGTTAAGCGGTCTAGCTCAAAACAATCAAAAATAACTATTGCATTTGATAATTAATTTTAGTATAATATATGTATATTAAATAACTAATTGCAATTAGGAGAAATACAAAAATGGCAACAAAAAAGAGAACTTTAAAAAAGCCAACAACTGCCACTACAAAGGCACCAACAGAAACGGCTACAGCTAATTCGGCACCAGCAGGTGGACCACAACCAGATCCTAATGCTTTATCAATTGGCGACTTAAAAAATCTTTCATCAATACTTGATGTAGCATCTACAAGAGGTGCATTCAAGGCTGGAGAAATGGCAGGTGTAGGATTTTTATATAACAAACTTCAGGCGTTCTTAGCCAAAGTGGCACCACCTGAACCTGCGAAAGAAGCAGAACCTACAACAACAGGCACAGGAGGAAAATAATATGCCACTAGTAAATGTAAACAACCAGGCTATGCCAATGGATAGTGGAACAGGTAAACCTGGAGAAGGACAAACAGGTCCGAGAAGACACTTCAAACATATTGGAGAACTTGCGGATGAAAGTAAGGCAAAGGTAGTAATTGTTTATAGAACTGTACCAGGTGAACCAAATAACTGTTTGATAGTAGGTACAAAATTTTTACCTGACCTATACCACAATGCACTAATGAGAGCAGTAGAATCAGATGGTGGGCAAGACGCAAAAGAACTAGGTGAATTTTTAGGCAGACAAACATTTCCAGATGGAACTAATATGTTGGCCGTATTACATAATGACAACTATATTAAAAAGTTTACAACTAAAGAGATTATAGTTACTTTTGGAAATACTGTAGAAGGTAGAATTGCACTAAACAAATTAAACGAACAAATGGCAAGAGATCTAGGTGTTAAAGTATCTGAATTAGCAGTCAAAGACGAAACACCAGTTACGGCTGAAGCGGCTACTACTAAAAAAGCAGATGCCAAAAAAACTACCGCCAAAAAATAGTAGTTGGGTACAATTAACAAAAGATTTTGTTAAGGAATGGCCCGAGATTCTTGAAGGATTACACTTCAAGAATATGCCCGTCAAATATCTACTTTACTGCAATATTAATCTTAAAAATCATATAACGATACATTATGATATTAAAAAAGAATTAAAAATTAAAAGTCAAGATTCTATAGCACGTTTTCTTAAAAAAACAATTGAAGCAAATTACTTTAAAATTAAAAATGTAGATTTGAAATTTGATATTCCTGCACTAAAACGTGATATGGAATCACGAACAAATACAATATTAGCAAAAACTTTTAAGAAATAATGATAGCACTATCTGGTTTTGGCTACGAAAGAAAGCTAAAAAATCCATCTAAGGCATTTGCCGAAACATGGAAGTCTAAAAGTTTTATCAACGGGCCTGCTGTAAAAGAATTTGAAAAGCAGTTTGCTCAATACTGTGGCACAAATCATTGTGTTGCAGTAAGTTCATGCACATCTGCACTACACTTATCACTTCTAGCCTTAGGTATTGGACCAGGAGACGAAGTTATTACTGTACCATACACTTGGGTCAGTACAGTTGAGGTTATAAAACAAGTAGGCGCCACACCAGTATTTGCTGACATAAGTCTTAATGATATGTGTATAGATCCAAAGGAAGTCGCTAAAAAAATAAACAATAAAACTAAAGCAATCATTGGTGTAGATCTTTATGGAAATGTATGCGATATAGACGAATTAAAAAAGTTTAATGTTCCAGTTATACAAGATTCTGCACAAAGCACAGGTGCTTTTTATAAAAGCAAAAGAGTGGGTAGTGTTGCTGACTTAACTTGTTTTAGTTTCTATCCTACAAAAAATTTAAGTTGTTGGGGAGATGCGGGTGCTGTCACAGGCAATGAAAAATATTTAAAAACAATCAGGCAATTGAGAAACCATGGTCAGTCTACTAGATTTAAAATGCATATGGTTGGATGGAATGCAAGAATGGATTCGATACAAGCAGAAGTGCTTCTTAACAAACTACCAGAATTAGACAAACACAATGCCAGACGTAGAGCAAATGCTACACTGTACAATGGAACCCTATGGAAGTCTGTGGAAATACCAGTCCAAAATATTAACAGTTTACACGTCTATCATCAATACATAATAAAACATAAAAAAATTAACAACATCGAAAAGGCTTTACTAGGCAAGGGAATACAGTCTAGAAGATACTATCCAACACCTTTACACAAAACAGAAACATACAAAGATGAAAATTCTTATCCAAATTCTGAATATTGTAGCAGTAATGCATTGGCAATTCCTGTACATCAATATTTGACAGATAGCGAAGTTAAAACTATAATAAAAACTATTAAAGAAGCAACATGAGATTAGCAGTAATAGGTACAGGATATTGGGGAAGTAAAATTGTAGATACAATTAAAAAAATGAATCTACAAGTATCTCTATATGATTTAAATGACAATATAGATGCAATTGTTCCTAGTTTAATTGATGGTGTAATAATTGCCACTCCTGCACAAACACATATAACCCTTGCAAAAGTATTTTTAAGAAGAGGTATTGATTGTTTAGTTGAAAAACCTGCGTTTATGAACATGGCTGAATATAACGAGATAGCACCTTATACTGCTAATGCAAAATTAATGGCAGGACACATATTGTTATATAATGAACACTTTGATTTTTTAAAACAAACAGTTGTTGACAAAGAAATATTACACATTGAACATCGTAGATTGGCATGGGGAAGATTACAAAAAGATATTAATCCAATATTACACTATGCACCACACGACATAGCCATTTTAGATAACTTGTTAGGTACTATGCCAGATGAGATACATAGCACAGGCATACACATTATAAAACAAACACAACCTGACTTTGTCACTTGTAATTTAAAGTATGGCAAAGTAACTGTACAATTACAAATGGGTTGGTACTACCATAAGAAAGTTAGGGATATTTCTGTTATAACAGACAAAGGTACACTTATTTGGAATGATGCTGAGAACAAAAGCAAATGGATTAGCCAAACAATAGAAGATGGTCGACAGATACAACATATGGATCTAGACAAAACATTTACTGAATCTACGTCTCCTATGCAGAGACAAATATCAGCATTTATAGACTATTGCGAGAAAGACAAATTACCAGATTCAAGCATGGAACATATTAAAAAAGTTACATACATTGTAGAGTGTATGGAGAAAAGTTTAAAAACAGGAGAGGTTGTATGTCCTTCAAAAAAATATTAGCCATAGGTGCACATCCAGACGATGTTGAACTAGGTTGCTCAGGTACATTATTAAAGTATCAAGCAGAAGGTTCTCACATTGACATTGTTATTTGTAGAGATGATAACGCACCAAAGCCAAGTACTTGGAGAGACAGAGAAAAGATGCAGACAGAATACAAAAAGTCTGAAGAACTATTTGGAATTAAATTTAATATACTTGAAAATCCTACCGATAACGATGGAAGGCCAGTTCTAGAATGGAATAGTAAGTTTGTTAAGAAAATGGACGACATTGTTTATAATGACAACTATGATCTTATAATAACACACAGTCCAGGAGACCATCATCAGGATCATGTGAATACTTTTCACATTGTTAATTCTTCTTTACGTAGATGGAAAGGAGAGTTTTGGTTGATGGAGGGCGGACCATACAGTAATAAAAATCAACAATTTAACCCAAATGTGTTTATAGACATATCTGATTACATAGATAAAAAAATCGAGTTAGTTAGTTGTTATGACAGTTATTTCTCTGATACATTATTACACAATATAAAAGGACTTGCGGCATACAGAGGACAGATGACTGACTCTAAATATGCTGAAGCTTTCGAATGCAAATGGAGAACACTATGAGAATACTAATATTAGGGGGCTATGGATTTATAGGTAGCCATATTTGTCAACAATTAAAATCAGAAGGACACACAATAGGAGTTGTAGATTGTTATCATCAATATTACACGTTTCCAGATTGGGAATACTATCCTGTGCTTAATCAAAGAAAAGAAATTACAAAAACAGATAAAGAATACATAGGACAAATAGAAAACTTTCAATTTATGGAACAAACATTTGAAGATTTTAAGCCAGACAGAATTATTCATGTTGCTACTTTTCCAAATGCAAAAATGGTTAAAAGAAATGTGTTAGATGCAACTAATAATATGATTACTGCTACTGCATACATATTAGATCTATGTGTCAAACATAAGGTACAAAAGATAGTTTATGCTTCAAGCAGTATGGTATATGGAGAGTTTAATAATCAAATACCAGACGAAGAAGTTATACCAGAACCAAATACATTGTACGGCTCATACAAAAAACAAGGTGAAACTATGTGCAAGATATGGAACAGAGAGTATGGCTTACCTTATATTATTATGAGACCATCAGCACTTTATGGCACACGTGATACTATATGCAGAGTCATCAGCCAAATGTTAAAGAGTGTATTAACGACCGGTGATATGACTGTGCAGGGACCTGATAATAAATTAGACTTCTCAAATGTACTGGATGTTGCCAAATACTTTTCATTAGCTACTACAAACGAAGTACTCAACGAAACATTTAATTGTACTCGTGGTAATGGTAGAAAAATTATAGACGCGGCAGAGATAATAAAATCAAAAATAGGTACTGGAAATATTATTACTAAACCACATGATTCATTCTATCCAAACAGAGATACACTAAACAGTGATAAAGCAAAAACTATGTTTAATTTTAATCCAACAATAGATATAGAAGAAGGTATTCCAAAATATATTAATTGGTTTTTAGAACAACCTTTTTATTTTAATAATTTAAATATTAATCCAAAGTTTGCTCTGGGTACAAAGACTTAAACTGCTCTTTAATCCATTCATAATCATAAGAATACATTAATTTATTGTAATCATTTTTGTAGTTGTTGTAATGCTTCTGACCATCAACTGCACCTTGATATATCCATTTAGCATTCTCACCATTACCCAACGTACTCCATTTTTTAAGTCTGTATTTAGATTCCACTGTTGGTTTCATTTGTAATAATTTTATAACTTCCCTAAATGATGACCTATAAGCTAACAATGGTGTTTCGTTACAGTTACTAATTGCAGACAATATAGGTACTGAATGATGTGCTTGTGACAATGTAAAATCTAAACCTGGCTTTGTTGTTTTCATTACTAGATCTTTATTGTAAAGTATAACGCCTCCCCAACCATATGTTAGATCTATCACAGAATTATAACAATCAAATATGTAATGACAAGGGTTCCTTAACCTCTCTGGTTGAAAATCGAATTTAAAACTATCTACTATTTCGCTCTTTGGGAACACAGCAAAGAAATATTCTGTTTTACTCATCTGTGCCGCGGCCATGTAAGCAAGTGTCTGTCCTTGTACACCTTTGCTCCATTTAGCTCTAGGAAATTTTTCTTTTAATTTATTATATCGTTTTTCAGCACTAGGTTCGTCATACGATATAAAAACTATGTCCATTGGATTTATATTATAGTCTAAGTCATAATGTACACTTCTTTCTACATCATAAAATTGTTTTAAATTATCTTGCTTTGGTACCAACATAATATCTTTTGTGTTACCCCAAGAATACAGTTTAACGTCTTCCCAGAAGCTAGGGTAAAAATTTGGCACTTTGTCAGGATCCAATTCTTTATTATACAGCCATGTATAGTATTCTTCACTGTTATTGTATGCGGTAATTGGATCACTTAATTTAAATGCAATTTTTGGTATTATGTTTTGAAAAAGATTAGCATGAGCATGATAATTAATGTCTTGAAAATCTCGCAAATATTGTATGTTGTACATCTGTTCTTTAAATTCTTTTGTAGGTATCAACATAATATTACCTTCTTTATTTGTTCCACCGTTAGGGTGCGTGTTGTACCATACGTGTATTTGATTTTTTTCGTGTTGTTCTGGAATGTAATCTATATCTATAGTTTTCATATTAATGAAACTAGAAAAAAACCAGAAGTACTCTGTCTTAATCTCCCCTACTACACTCTTAAGTATTTCAAAATAACTCTTAACAAAAGGTACTACCCTAGTGTTAGCAAAAGGACTTGGAAAAAATCCTGTATCTTTAAATCTGACCTGTACACTATCAAACGCCATAAAAGTCTCCACCATTAAGTTTTATCATAGTACTTTTACTCCATATTTGGCTGTCCAGTCTTTACCATCTTTGGTGTCATTTACCATTGGCATACCCTTAATGTTCAAACTGGTGTTTAACAATATTGGACAACCTGTTTTCTTTTTCCATGCTTTAAGTAACTCATAAAACCCTTCGTTATCGCTTTTAGCGACGGTTTGCACCCTAGATGTATTATCATAGTGTATTATGGCAGGACAGTCTTTACCATGCGTGTACGTTGCTGTATATTGCATATAAGGGGTGTTTAAAACACCTTTAGGTAGCTTAAAATACTCGTTTACATCCTCTTCTAAAATGGCAGGAGCAAACGGTCTAAACTTTTGTCTTCTTTTAATTTGATTTACCATATCCTTAATTTCCAATCCTCTTGGGTCAGCTAAAAGAGATCTATTACCAAGAGCTCTTGGTCCAAACTCTGCTCTACCATTTGCAACTCCTACCATTTTATTTTCTGTTAATTCTTTTATAATTTTATCTACTGGATATTCTCCTTCTATGTTATATCCTAAAAATGGACTCTTCCAATCTAAGTGTCTTTGTTCCGATGCCGCGATACATCCTAACGAACTTCCTGCATCTCCTGGATTAGGTATAATCCAAATGTTATCAAACAATCCCATATTTGCTAATGCAGTGTTTGCCGCACAATTAAGAGCAACTCCGCCTGCATAAACTAAATTTCTGCTACCATACTTAGATGCTCTATGCCATAAATCTGCAAGACATTCTTCAAGAACTGATTGTATACTTGCGGCTATATCCATAACATCTGCTTCTGGATGCCAATCACTTAACCCTCTATGTAAATTCTTTTTTAATTTAAAAGGTGATTGTATCACAAAGTCTTCATAGATATCATCTTTATATCTTGGTTTTCCATAAGCCGCCATTCCCATTAAAATATATTCTTCTTCTGCAGGTTTTAATCCACAACGTTGTGTAAATGCAGAATATAATATGCCCAAACTATGTGGATACTTTATAGTTTCTTTTCGTTCTATCCAAACTTTGTTAGCAGTAGATATTGATACTGTATCCCATTCACCTATTGCATCCACTGTTAAAATAGTTGCTTCTCGAAATGGTGAAGTAAAATATCCTGCCGCGGCATGACTATCATGATGTTTTACATATTCATCTATTTTAATTTTAAAATTATCTAAATGCCATTGTGGCATTTCTGTATAACTTAAAGCATCACTGTATTGTCCTGCATAAAATTGTCGTGTTTTCTTTAATAAAGGTTTTTCGTAATAAACAACTTTGTCAAAAGGACCATATGTCATTGCTTCATTTACTATTCGCCAATTTAAATAAAAATCATTTTTAACTTTTGAATAACGTTCTGCATGAGCGGCCCACAATATTTCACCTACACCACTACTATAATCTACTACTGCCATTGCGGCATCGTGATTCATACAGTTTATACCTAATATTCTCATCTTTTTAATTTAAACCATTTTTTTGCTTGTTTTAAATAATTTTTCCACCATTTATTTTCAATTGTATATTCAAAATTTTGTGAGGTTTTGTTTACTTGTAATTCTTTAGCACCATTCCTTAAATGAAATTCTCGTGCCATATCTGTTAATGGTGATAATGTAACTAATCGATTTAAATGATTTGATTTTTTAATCATTTTAAAAACTTCTTGTATTATTCTTTTTCCACCACCTTTTTTCTTTGACCAAACTGTATAAGCAATAGCAATATTGCCTTGTATTCCTGCTCTATGAGTTGCCTGTATAAAAGCATCTTTACTCATTAAATCTAATTCTTCTATCGTCTTTGGTATTTCGTGTGTAAAGGCAAAGCACATAACCGCAACAATATCTTTGCCAAGTTTTAAACCATATATTTTTCTACCCCAATCTTTTCTAAACTTATTATCCAATTCAGGCCTCACAGGATCTTCTTTGAAATGACAATATTTCATTTCAACTAACTCCACTTTTTTAAGCCAATCAAATGTTAACTTTTTAATTTTTTTCATTTGTTTACTTTTATTTCTTCACTCTCTCCATAATACGGAGATGCAAGAGAGTGTGGTTTTATTATAAATCCTCTTATATTATACATTTTAATTTGTGCTAATAAATTTCCTGCTTCTGCTAAAGCAAACCAAAATGCATTTTTTTCATAGAGATAAATCCAACTAAACTTCCTAGGATATTTCTTACCGTTAATATAAACTTTCCAACCATTAACAATATTATAATTTCCCCATTTATGTTTAATATTAAACCTTCGACTAAATTTTTTACATTTAATTTCCATTTAAATCTTATTTGTATATAAACGGGTCTTTTTTCTTTAGTTCTTTTAATCTTTTACGATAAGCAAGTTCTTGCTTAATCTTATTGATTATTTTTTTAATCCATCCGAACATTTTTTCCTCCTATTATTTCATTAAACTTAGGTTGCATTAATTTTACAGCATCTCTGTGTGCTTTGTCTAGCGGGTGTGTTGTACCACGTTCATATTCATTCAATAATGCCCATTGATTAAATCCCATACAACGATCACCAAAGAAAAACCATCTGGTTAAATCTATTTCTTTATGTAATGCTAACATAAATGGATCTTGATCTTTGTGGTTATCAAAGTCTCTGTAAAACAAACTATTATCAGCAAGTGTAAACATATATGGAATTTTCTTTTTTTCTAAAATATTCTGTAACCAAATAATAGATTTCCAGCTCAAATATGTTTCATGATATTCATTAGCGGCGTGTTTATAAATTGCTTCAGCAAATGGTTTAACTCCTGTATTAATTAATAACTCTTCTCTTCTTTTCCATTGTTCTTGTTGTGCTTCGGATCCTACTAACGCAGTATGTCGCTCTTCACTTGCTATTTTAGTGTCCCAGGGAGATATTGTTGCCCAACGAGTTTTTTCTAAATTTCTATGTCGTGGCATCGCCCAATCATAACGAGATAAAAAACTCCACATTACAACAACACAACCAATATCTGTTGTATTTGCTACTGCATTAAAAACTCTTCTTGCAATTCCTGGATTTCCTGTACCAGGTCTTGCTGTACAAATATAATTGTCTGGTTGACAATAATTTTCTTCTTGACTTAAAACATATGCCCAACTTTGCTTAGATGGTGTTTTACCTTCATTATCATCAGACAATTCGTGTCCAAATGTAAAACTACAACCTCCTGCTATAAATTTTTTATTCATATATTTGTAATACCTTATTTAAAAGTGGAAAAACATCTCCAAAATCTTCTTTTCTATACTTGTCTGTTTGTAATATCCTTGCTTTTCTTTGCTCTCTAATTTCTTCTGAATCTCTATGTGCTGAATTCATAAATCTTAATGTGGGTTGAAAATCTGTAAGCATTGAGTATCTACTATTAACAATATTTTTAACCTGTTTAGGTAATGTTTGTATGTTAAAATAATCTGGATCAAAACAGGTATTAACATAAAAGAATTTAGGTTGATATTGTGCTACCCATAATGAAATTTTTGCTAAACTAAAAATATTAAAAATACTAATTGTTGTACAAATTTGAAACTCCATATTATGAGTTTGATATGTTTTAAACTCTACAAGATTATGATTAACTTCTCTCCAGTTAGCAGGGTGTCTTTGATATTGAAACTGCTCTCCTACATCATCAATACTAAATGCTATTTCAACTCTTTTAAAATATCTCCACAGGTCAAATATTTCTCTAGGCGGCAATTGTGTTCCATTTGTGTTGTAGTGTATATCTATATTTTTTGCATAACCTTTTTCAACACAATGCATTAATATTTTAAAATGATCTCGTATCATAAAAGGTTCACCACCTGTAAACTCAAAATATTCTGCATCTGCTAAACATTCTTGTATGTCATCAAAAAATGTAGGATGTTTTTTTGGCCAACCACCTTCTTTTAGATTTTTTCTTGCGACTGGATTTTCTCCATAATCTAATTCTTCCTGTGCCCACTTGCTGGAACTCCAACTGCCACATATTCTACATTTTAAATTACATACGTTGCCCAACTTAAAATCTATAAACTTTAGTGTTGGCTCGCTATTAGGGGTCCAGTCTTTTAAACTGTTACGCATTTTATAAATTGAATTCATACGTTTTGATGTTTTTCCAACACTTTCTTCTTGCCAACAACTTTCACAACTTAAAGGACGTTCTCCATTTTTAAATTTTTGTCTTAATTTTTTCATATATTCAGAACTTTGTATTGTTTTTAAATCAGTTTCATATACTTTAACATTGGGTATATTTCCTTTATATAAACAACAAGGCGAAGCACCTCCATTTACATCTACTTCTAAATGTGTCCACGGTAATGGACATATATTTGATTTTATATACTTTTCCACCATTCCAATACCTCTGGTTCTTTTATTAATATTTTTGTAATATCTGTTCCACGAATTTTATCTAAACGCTCGCATTCTTCTTTTCCTGATTTCCAACCTTTCATACAAGTTTCTTTATCATAACGTTGTTCATTAGTAGGATGATTTTTCAAATCGTCCAATCCTTCTAAAAATGCCATGTTAAACACTGTAGGTTTTTCGTTTTTAACTTTGTCTTTAACTTTGTCTACCATTTTGTGTAATAATTTTTGAGGCATAAACAAAGGACTCATGAATACATCAGGACTAAAAGTAAATACTTTTTTACATAATAACGGTATTTTCAAATCTTTTTGTAATTCATACATATTTTCTAAGTCAAATAATCCAGGAAGTGTTACAGTAAGATCTAATTGTAATTGTCTTGGATGCCTTACGAATTTTTTTGCATATTGCATATTAGAATACCATTCGTTATATTTTAAACCTGTTCTAATATATTCACCAATTTCGCCAGTTCCGTCTATTGATGCATTTATTTGCCAATCTTGAAATTTTGAAAGAATATCATCAAATAAATTTAATTTAAAAAATTTAATTCTACTCATATTAGAATTATACCTAACATAAACTTGATTTGCATATCCTAATTCTACTACACGTTGCATGGCAATCCAGTGTATTTTCCACATTAACGGTTCTCCACCGCACCAATAAAACTCTCTAATAGTTTTCTCTTCAATTGCTTTTGTAAATTCTTTAACCATTGTTTGATCATGGAACTTTTGCAATATTGCTTGTACATCTTTCCTACCCCAAATTCTATATTTTGTGTATAGTTCAGGTTTGCGATGTTTTTTATTTTCCGCCTCCCAACTACTACTCAACATATCACCACACATTCTACAACTAAAATTACAAAGATTAGAAAATCTATAATCCCAACTAACAACTTTCATTGTTGTTACACCGGTGTCATCTGTTGACTCAAATGCTTTATCTATATCGTTTCCGTAAAATCTGTTGAAGTGCTGTCTATACACCTGTGCATTAAGCAGTTTATGATTACAAGTAGCACATTGTGGTATTTCTTCTCCGGCCATTAATTTAAGCCTAACTGATTTCATATATTCAGAATTCCAATGCTCATCTAAACTTTTTAAATTAATTTTACCTGAACTTATATTACTCTTATAATCTTTTGGTAGTGTGTCAATATATTGTTTAAAATTATTGGAATCTTCACGACTTGCACAACACAATCGCCTTTCCATTTGAGGTGACATATAAGTATGCACCCATGGCGCCATACAGAATGTTTTATTACCTTCGTTTGGTTTAATTTTTTTCATATTTGTCAAATAATTCTTTCCATTCTGGAAACGTATCAGTAAACGTTTCGTCTCTAATTTTATCATATTTCTTTGTTTCTCTGAAAAACAATTCAAGTTTATCTGTTTTATCTCTTCTAAAAAGATAATCCAAAGCACTTTCATATCCTTTAGTTGCACGAGTAAGATGATCTTGTGCTTTTAACCATTCTATATGTTTTTCGTATTTTTCTTTTATTTGTTGCTTAAATTCTTCTGGCAAAAGATCCATACGTTGCCATAACGGAAACTGCAATAAATTAAAATTAAAATCTTGTGGTTTAATCAATCCTTGCTCTACCCAATTCTTATGAAAATCTACAACGTGTAATGCATTTACTAATCCTACTGTTGAACTAATATAAAAATCAACTTGTGGACAAACTACTAACATACGTTTTCTATTTGCTACAATATCTTTCCATACAGTTCCTTTACGCATTAATTCTGCTCTTGGTCCTTCTGCATCTAAACTTGCTCCTATAGATACTGAATCAAATTTATTCCATAATTCAAATATATCTGTACCTTTAAATTTGGACTTACTAAAATTTGTATTATAAATTAACCTAACATGATACATTTTACGTTTGTCTAATTCTTTTAAAATTCTTAGATGTTCTTCCATTATAATTGGTTCACCACCAGCAAAATAAAACTGTTCCACATGATCAAATTGTTCTAATAATTGATCCCATATATCATTAGAAGTCCTACCAACTTTCATAATTTTTGCATGGGGTGGTGGACTACCTGTTAATTTTTTGTGATCTTCGTACCAATTAGAACTAAACCATGTACCACAACTTCTACAAGCCATGTTACACAAATTACTAAAACGTATATCCCAATATTTTATTACAAAGTCTGCTGAACCATCTGACTGTGTAGTATTAACCATATCAATATTATGTCCAAAATGTTTGTTTGAACTTAAACGTAAACTAAAGAATCCAGATTTTTCTTGATCATAACACTTAAAACATTCACGTGATGGTTTGTTTGCTAACATATTCAAACGCATTTGTTTCATTTTATCACCATTCCAAACTTCAGCCATTGATTGTTTATTAAGATCACCAACTGGCAATTTGTCTAAAGCAAAACAACAAGAATATGCTCTGCCATCTGGAAATGCGTGAAGGTGCATCCATGGCAACATACAAAAATTGTCACTTTCTATTAATAACTCCTTTTGTTTAGGAGTCATATCTTTTATTTTTAATTTCTCAGGCTCTTTTGCTCCGTACTCATATGCCACGATACCATTCTCCTATTATTGGGAAAGTTTTTTCAAAATCTTTTCCTCTTCGTTTGTCATATTGACTATAAAATAACTTAAAGTCTTTTTGTAATTTTTCTCTTGCGGCCGCTCCAGCGTGTGGTGTTTTAACAACATCTAAATAATCAATTAATCTTTGTGTATGATTAATTTCCATTTCTTCTAAATGTTGTTGATTATTTTTTAAAAATTTTTCAATATCCCCTTTAAACTTATTACGTAAATCATCTGGCAATACCAAAGGTGATTGAAAACTTGGAAACCTTAAAATATTAAGTGTATAATTTATTGTTGGTCCGTAAATCTTACTTGCATTTTTTAACCATACAATTTTTTCTAAAAATTCAGCCAGTGATTCTAAACACAATGCATTGATTGTACACATATTGTGAATTTCTGCTGGTACTTTATCAACCATCATGTGTAATACTTGACTATACCAATCTCCATAATTTAATCCGTCTCTAATATATTCTGCTTGTCTAAATGTTGCTTCATTACTAGTGTACAAGTGAAATCTATCAAAGTTTTTTAATTTCTTTTTAAAACGTTCTATAATATCTTGTTTTGCACCTAAATTAGAATTAATTGCAATACGCATATGAGGATTCATTTTGTGTCCTTGTGTTTCTATCCAATCTAACAGTCTCCATAAATTAGGCGACATCATAGGTTCACCGCCTGTTATTCTTAATTCATCTAAACTTTTATGCAAATCTGTTTCCCACCAAGTGTAAAATGCTTCAACATAAGGATTAGTTTCATCTTTTTTATAAGGTTCTGCTGATTCATGACTGTGAGTAAAATGATTTCTTCCGTCTGTTGTCATATCTGTGTATGGACCTTTTTGTTTAATGTCTCTTGCCCATGTTGTGCTAAATGCAGGATTGCAATAAGAACAAGCAAAATTACAAGTTCTGTCAAATGCTATTTCTAATGTTTTTAAATTCCAATCAATTTCGTGACTCTCAGTAAATGCTTCTTCTAAATGACCACTGTCAAATATTTTTGATTTGTATACCCTATCTGATATAGCATCTTTGCCAATGTCTTCTATTTTCCAACAATATTCACAACCTGCAGGTCTTTCACCACACTGCATTTGTTTACGTTGCTCCTTCTTTTGCCATGTATTGTGTATTGCAGATGGATTTGTTTTTATTTCTTCTAAATCTATTTTGTGTGGTAATGGGTGATGACAACTTGTAGTCATACCACTGCCTAACCATATAGTTGCATTGAACCATTTAGCACCACAAAAACTTGCTGACTTTGTATCTAATATTTGTTTTTTATATTCTAAATCTTTCATGCGTTTTTACACTCCTGCCAAAATTCTGACATTTCTGGGAATACTGTTTCAAAGTTTGTTAAGCGTCTACGATCATGTTCGTTAAAAAATGCGTAAAAGTTCTTTTTAGTTTGCGTACTAGTGTCTGCATTTTTACGCCAATAAGCTAAATTGCGTAACATTTTTTGAATCTCAAAGTCTTTGAATATGTGTAATCCTTTATCTTCTCCAGAATTTTCTCTCATATATTCTATGTTGGCTTCATGTATTGCTTGATATGCCTCAGGCAATAATGTTATCTGTTGCCATGCAGGCTGTCTAAGCAATGGTATATCAAACCATACTCGTTGATACGTTTTACTATGTCGTTTTCGTAATTCTAAAATACCTTCTAATAACTTATCCAAACTTGTAACACTAAGATTATTGTATGTGATTATAAAAGTAACTGAATTACGTACTGGTATACGATCCAAAAATTCATCTACATTATCCCACATACGATTAAATTCTAATCCATTTCTAATATATTCTGCTTGTTTACCCCATGCATCAACTGAAACAAATTGCATGAAATGTTCAACTTTCTCCTCAATACAGATTTTCTTAACCATATCAAAATATTTGTTTTTTAATTTGTTATTAGGTGGACACATATTACTGGTTACGTTTAAGTGTAAGTCTTGTTTTGGATTATTAATAACGTATTCAAATACTTTATATGTGTTATTGTCCATCATAGGTTCACCACCTGTCATACGAAAATGTTTTAAATTTTTATATAATGTAGGCCACCACTTCCAAAAAGCAGTAACATAAGGATTATCTTCTTTATGTGGTATTGGACGTTTTCTTCCTTGAAAGTGTTCAGGTGCATTGTGGGGAGGAGATGTTGGATATTGGCCATATACAGCAATCTCCTTCCCCCACGTTGTCGAGAATTGTGGTGAGCAATAAGAACACTTAAAATTACAAGCATTATTAAAGTTTACTTCCACATATCTCGGTGTCCAACGTTCGTCCATTGGATTTTGTTTAATTGCTGTAAAGTCTTGCATGGCCCATGGTTCACCAGAACGATAATGTCTATCTGACATTTCGCCTGTGTCTTCCATTTTCCAACAATATGAACAACCCTCAGGCCGTTCTCCTTTAAGCATTTGTTGTCTTTGATTTAATTTTTCTGCTGTATTATGTAGTGCCGCAGGATTATCTTCTAATTTTGTTGCATCTATTTCATGTAAAGGTGGATGATAGCAACTGTTTGTTAATCCAGTAGGCAAGTGTAATGAAACTTGATTCCATTTTGCCAAACACATAGTTGGTGAAACATTATCAAGTAAACTTTTAGCCAACTCTGCATCTGCTTTATAATTACTTGTACTCACGGTCTTGTACTCCTGTGTTGAATGGGCGTGGCATTACAAATTTAAAAAAATTGCTTTGGTCTTCATCAAAATTTTCACAAGGTATATCTATTCTTTGCTTAAGACTATTGCCATATACTTCTAAATCTTCATCTACTTTATCTTCAACTATACCATTTGCAAATAAATCTGCCATTTTATCTAACTCTCTAATTTGTATAAATTCGGTTGAATCCACAGTAGTTGAATAACAACCCATTCTTGCTCCTAACATAGCATACTTGCCATACTCAACATCTGCACCTACAGTCATCCACGTGGTTAGTATTCTAAGATTGCTACCTTGTATAACACGCATAAAATTTTGTGGTGGTATATGTTTACCTTGATTTAAACTCATCTTAACACCTTCTCTATAACCTGCTATCCAAGCCTGTTGTGGTGTTGCATTAATAACAGTAGTTGAATAACAATTATGTAAATTTTCATGAGGTACTGTCCAACAAAAATCTATTTCTGCTTTTTCATCTTTTGCGTTTTCGTGTGTTTTCATTTGCAAACAAGTTTCACGTGGCCATCCTACCAAACCACCATTGCCATATACTAAATTATTAACATTATTTCTTGCTCGCCAACGATGTACGGCTTTTGGATCTGTTTTAGACCAATCTAAAGTTTGTAATAAAAAACTCTCATCTATAATATTGTCTCCATCAACTGAAATAAAAAAATCTGTTTCTGCTTTTTCTGCCGCGGCTTTGTGTGCTGAATCAAATCCTTTAACTCCGTCAACACGCTTTGCCCACGGCACTTTGCTTAACAAGTCTGCCCAATTCTCTTCTTTGTTTGGTTCAGCATAACTTATAAAAACAAAGTCTAAATCCGAGACTCTTACTCTATCCGCCATACATACCCTTCCTTACCAATATTTTTAACCCAAAAAGGATTTTTTTTATAAAATTTAACTCCGTTATCTGCCTTATGCATTAATGGTTGTCGCTGTTCTACAGGTATACGTTTTTTTCTTACAACTTCTCCTTTTTTCCACGTATAATTTTCCTCACCTGCTCTTGTTATTTCTAAATAACGTTCTAATGTTACAACTATACTTTGACCTTCGATAGTAACCACGTGAGGTTGTCTTTCTTTTGGCTTAAAATTTTCTAATGCTTCAAAAAATCCTGGCATTTAATTCCTCTGGTAATGATTTGTTATAATAATGAAATATTCTTGATTGCTTATATCCACCTACATAAACTTTTTCATCTATTTGCATTGGATATAGATATTGATCGTTAATAAATGCTTGGGTTAATCCATTTATTGCATTTTTATTATGCATAAAATTAAACCAATCATATTTTATACGTAATTCATTTAATGGATCTTGTATTTTAAGTGCAAGAGCATATACAACATCTGTTGATGATTGCTCATCATGACAATTTATTAAAAATTTATTCCGTACAACAGGCCAATTTAACATAATGCCTTTACATAAATTATAAAATGTTTGTGCTTGTCTACTTTTTCTAAAATAAGTTAATCCGTTATATACATCTGGCAAATTATTTGTAACAAATAATTTTCTATAAGGTGTATGTTCAATAATTGTGTCTCTATAACATCTTACATGATAAGAAAAAACCATATTATGTTGATGCAAATAATTCCACCACCAATCTGTGTTACTTGTAAACAACATATCAGCTTCTAATTTAATTGTGTGCTTAAAAGGTGTTAAATTAAAAACTTGCCATTCGTTGTTTAACTTCCATTCCTGATCTTTGCTATAATCTTGTTCTAATACAACTACATGATCAAATTCTTCATGATCAACTAGTTTATCAGTTATAATACATACTTTATTTTGCCTATTATGCTTTTTAATTGACTTTGCAAGACGTTTACTTAACTCTATATAATCAGTTGTGGAGTTATTCAATGCAAACCAAACATATCCTCTATCCATTTACAAACTCCTTATCCATAACATGAACATCTTGTTCTTCAACCATATTAACTTTATTATTGTACTTGAATGTTATTGTTTTATCCGACATATCTAATACATCTACTTCATGTGATATCATAGCCATTGGTGTTGGAATAAAATTTTTATGAGAATTAAATCCATTTAACTGATGTAATGCTATTGCAAAAGCAAAATCATTTCTATAATTTTTATATTTTATACGATACAAATTTCTATAATGAGCATAGTATTGTTGTATGTGTTGAATTAAATTAAAAACTTGTTCTGCAAATACTGATTTACGAAAAATAGTAACCGTTGCCCAAACTATTGGTACTGTTGATTCATTTTTACCTTCAATCATATTTTCACCTGTTAAATCATATACGTTATTGTGTAATAAAAAATCATACTTTGTATTTGCATACGTTAATAGATTATTAGTAAAAACAAAGTAATCACAATCCATAAGAATTGTAGTATCATAAGGTGAGTGTTTGTATGCTAAACTTCTTTCTAAATTATGCCAAGCAATACTTTGACCTCTATAACTTCTTCTATTGCCTACTTTATTATCAACAATCTTGTAATTAATCATACCTAAAGGTTTAAACTTTTTGTAAGTTTCAAAATTAGTAACAATAGTAATTTCTAATTTTAGATATTTTCGTATTTGTGCTACACAACGTTCAGCTAACAAGTGGTAGTTAACTTCAGGCGTATTGAAACAATACATTAATACACCTGTTGTCATTTTAACCTTTTATTCTTTAGATCCTCGTGTAGTTGATGGTATGAATTTAATGTTTCTTGATTTCTTTCAATCAATATTCTCAAAAATTCATCTGGATCTATTATGTGACACGGATTATCATTAGTATCTAACATATAAAACTCCTTAGAGTGTGCTTTAAATGTTTGAACTACATTTATGGTATCAGCGTCTGCACGAAATAATCTACCATTGTATGCTATAATCTGTCTGGATTTTAACTTTTCCAGAGCATTCTTTTTAATTTGGTTTAGATCGTGTGCTAGATCAGAATAGTTTTTGAGAGTGCCAATATCCATAACTGTATTATACAGTTAATTATGGACTGTGTCAATGTGGTAAAATGTTTTTTATTATGATGTAGTATTAGATACTGTTGCGTCAGATGAAATAGCACCAACTGAAGCCAACCCTTGTGCAGTTGTTGGATTCACTGTATGTAATGCAACGTCTGTTACACCAATATAGTTTGCATATTGATCAACACCTGATGTATTACCATCAGTAAATGTTCCGTCACCGGTATCTGGATCAAAAGTTTCCCACTTCATTGTTACCGTTACTGCTGAAGCTACTGCGGCATCTAATTTTGCCGAAATTTGAACATACATTGATGTATATGTTCCTGAAGATTGTGTAAGTTTTAATAATACTGTATAACCAGTACCTAAGTCATAAAGACCATTTGATAATCCGTTAGTTGTTACAGTTTCACCTGAACCTGATCTAGTTGATGTTTGTGATTTAAGATCAAAGTTACCTATTGCTGTAATCATTTCGTCAACTGAACTATCTTTTGAAGTTGCTGAACTACCACCGTTACCAGTTCTAGTCATTTTCAATCTCATAGTTCCACCTGCGTTAAAAAACCATCTTAATTGATTGTTATTAGCAAATGTTATTGAATGTTCTACTACGTGCGAAGTATTCCATCTTCCTGATGCCGCCGCACTTTCTAATTCTGCACTTTCTGATATTGCTGTTGCTGACGTAGATCCGCCTGCAACTTCAGCCGCTAAAGATGCCAAGTCTGCCACTAATGCTGATTTAATTGCAATAGTGTCACCTGCTGATCTTGCCGCTGTTGAAGTTAATGTGTCATTTGTATGATTTGCAATATTATCCATACCTGTAAACAAGGAATTCCATTCTGCCGCTGTAATTGTATCACCTGCTACGTTAGTTGCTATTGCTGTTTGTCCTAATCCATAATTTAACGCACCAGTTCCTGCGAAGTGGTTGTATCCGTATGGTGAACTTGATGAATTTACAAAAGTATTATACTCGTCATCTAAAATTTTTTCGCCTACTACATATCCCATATTGCTATTTAACTCCTATCACACATTCTGTTAATGTTGTTTCTTCGTTGTATTTAGCCTTCAACAGTCTTCCTAGTACATTAAACGTGGTACACTCATCTAAATTAGCTACTTTAGCTAAACCATTGCCTGCTGATACTATACGATCCCCTGCTTGTCCTGTACCTTGTAATTTAACAAATACTCGTCCTTTTAATGCTATCATTGGGTGTGATTGGTTGTTTCCTGCTTGAGCATTCATCAAAAATGCTGGACTATCACTTACTACACCAAAAACATTGTTGCATAATTCTTTATTACATTTTGTAATTTCTTCTGAACCACCTAACATTACAACGTCACCTGCTTCTAATGGCATATCTGAAGCATAACGCTCGGCCAAATCAGCGTATTGTGCCGCTGTTGATGTTGCGTGTACTACATTGGCTCGTATATCTACTAAAGTTGCGGCTGATAATTCGTCATCTCCGCCACCTGATTTAAATGCTGTCCAGGCTCCGCCTGCATTTCCATAAATTGTTGTACCATCATCTGCAAAAGTTTCATCCCAAACCCAAAATAAGTCTTGTTCAGTAGCAGAAGATGTTTCTCCTCTGTTTACTTTTAATCCTGTATAACTTGGCATACCTGCGTTTGAAGATATGTTTCTGTTTAATTCTATAATATTGTCTTCAACTGTTAATGTTGATACATTAGATGTAATTGAGTCTCCATCAACTATTAAATTTCCTTTAACTCTTAAATCACCAACTGATGGCAGTTCTAATCTTCCTGTATCACCATCTAAAGTCATTAATGTAGTTGTTGCACCACCGTCATTTACTGTAAAAATAATATCTTTGTTTGATGTTGTGTTTGCAATGGTTAAATTATCACTTGACATTGTGAAAGTTACATCTGAACCTGCACCTAAAGTTAATGCGGCTCCATCAACTAGCAATCCTAATGTACCTGTTGATGTATCATTTGCGTTTGATCTAAGATAGTTTGCCGCCGCAACTCCACCTAATGCATCTGAGTCTGTGGAAGTTCCTCTAAATTTTGCTGATGAAACTGTTGATGATAATTGTAAACCTTGTGCAACTGTTGAGAAACCTGCGGCCGCTAATGCCACTGCATTTGTTTCTGAACTTGACGGTGTAAATGCTAAATTAGAAGCAACTGCAATTACGGCATCGTTTGCAACTAATTTTAAAATTGATCTATTAACGCCTGTGTTGTCTTGTACTGTTTCTGGTACAACATTTGTTACGCCTGATCCAGCAGTCGAAGTTGGACCAACAAGTACCCAAGCAGATCCTGAATGAACATATAATTGTGAATTTGTTGTATCAAACCACATATCACCTTGTACTGCATTGGTTGGTGACGTTGTTGAGTTTGTTGATGACCCTACTGGTTTCCATTTTGAACCTGTATAAACATTAATTTGTTTATTTGTTTGGTCATACCAAAGTTGACCTGTAATTTTGTTTGAAGGAGCTGATGTATTATTAAAGTTTTCTAAAAGTTTTACAAGATTTTCGTTTAACTTCTCACCAAATCCTGCATACCCTTTTCCTATGAGTGTAAGATCCGTAGTAGCGGTATCAATTGTACCATCTGCTAAAGTGACCAATAAGGTCCCGAATGTATTGTTAATCTTATACGCCATATATATATATATTAGTTAGATGCGTTATCTCTAACTTCAATCAACCAACTTACATCACCAACTAATTTAATCAAAATATTTGCAAAATATGGATCCAGTTTTCCTTGAACATATGCCTGTTCATGATCATCCCAAATATCTTTTGTATCAATTGTATTAATAAAATCTGCTACTTCCTGTTTTGTTGCCATTTAAATGTTCTCCTTATGGTTATTTATTAGTCTTTACGTTGCTTCTTGAATTGCTCATCATCTGAAATCCAGTGTAAATCTTTAGAATAATTACCATCTAAATCACGTAAAAACGTCTTAACATTGGTTTCTGTAAGTATCATATTGTGGAATTTAACATATCTTTTATGCAACTCTCTTTCTTTAGTTGCGGTATAAACTAGTTTCATTCCTTTAGATTTTGCAAGTTCTATTATAGCATCAATGCACATTTTTAAGGCTTTATGTACATCTCTCTTATTTGTACTTTTATCTGCTACAATCCATTCCATAAAAGCAAACTGTGTTCCTACTCCTATATATAATCCACCTGCACATATAGGCTTGCCGTCTATTTCAACTATAATTCCATCTGGTGGAAGACATTCTTTTGGAACTGTTCCAAACTTCCACTCATTCCACCATTTTACCAGAATTGAATAATCCTTGTCCAAAATCCATTTTCTATATTTCATTATAAACTATTTTATTATTTTTTATTGATAAAATCAACAACTTCTTCGTCTAATGCGTCTGAATGTTCTCTATACTCGTTAAAGTATTTTTCCCCTAGTTTTTGTAAACCTATTTTTTCATTTACTTCAAAATAATCTGTGAACAATATTTTGTTTATTAGTATTCTTCTATTTTCACAGCCAAAAATGTAAACTACATGATCACCAGTTCCTAAAGATTTACCAATTTCACTATCTCTAACTCTAACCCATTTATTATTTTCTTTTACCATATGAGAACCTGCTACTTTAATACCATTATAATCATATAAATTATTAATTAAAAATTTACCTGTAGCAAATACAAAACCACCTATAGCAACTTTATCTTTTAATTTAATTTCTTCAATTGGTTTAGTACTACCATCCTCCATTGTAATAAGTGTACCTTCTAAGAAACAACCATCATCTCTTCCTGCATTGGAAAAGTTGTTACCTGCTAATCCAGTTGCCATATGAGGATTTATATCTCTTGGTCTTGGTACGAATGGTTTACCTTCGCCTGGTTGGTTAGGTGCACTTATTGGAATTGTATGGACAGTTGGAACTCCTCCTGTTCCTAGAGTTCCTGATGTTACACCTCCATCACTGTTTCCAAATCCTGCGGCAAGTGATGAGAATAAAATATCAACAGTCCAAATTGCTTTCCACGCTCCACTTACTTTAGTATATCCACCAAGTAATCTTTTCCATACACCTGATACTTTAGTGTATATTGCTGTCATATTTTTCCATGTACCTGAAACTTTATGTTTTCCTTCAGCAGGTATAGTAAAAATTAAAACTGCTTTTCCGTTTCCACCTGCTTGTGATTCTGCTCCGCCTTCTGCTATGCCTGATGAATAATATGCGTTTCCTGTTCCACCTGGTACTTTACCTGAACCATTGTCTTCTGAGCCTCCACTTGGTACAAGATTTGATCCAGAATATCCTGAATTTCCTCCAGCGTCACCATAGGCCCCTGATCCACCTTTTCCACCATCGGCTCCACCGCCTCCAGCTCCACCGCCGCCACCATCTCCTGCGTGGTCTGCGCCATTTTCTCCTAATGAATCTGGAGAATTTCCTGTTGCTGAATTTGTATTAATACCTGCACCTCCTCTGGAATATGATCCACCACCTCCAGAACCAGCACCACCGCCTGCAATAGCTAATTCAATATTGTTTACTGATTGTCCACTTTCAAATAATGTTACTGTTGTGGCACCACCTCCGCCACCTCCAGAACCTGAAGCACCGATTGAGCCTGAACTTCCACCTACTCCTCCAGAATAGCCAGTTACACTTTGTCCATTTTTTCCACCTTCAGCTTCTTGGCCTGACTGTCCACCAGCTCCACCGCCACCTACCGCGACACACATTTTTTTAACACCATCATATGCTGTCATATCTAAACTTGTTTTTGATACAAAATGTCCTGCGGCCGCGTCTGCTCCTGGGCCTGTTGCGTCTGATCCGCCAGAACCTCCAGCACCTCCCCATAGATAAAGAGTGAGTGCAGTAACTCCTATTGGTACATCTGCTATTTGAAGTGTTCCTGAATAATTGAATTCTTTTATGACCGTTGCCATGGGATTATGCCTCCCTTACAAACCAAAAGTCTCCGTCTGAGCCATCACCTGAAGTTGGTGCACTAGTTGAAACAGTTTTTAGTGATCCGCCCCATTTTGTACTTAAAGTCGCACATGCACCAATAGTAGGTACATTTAAATTTGATGTATCAGTATATGTAATAGCCGTAACTGCCGCCAATGTTGCTGTTGTAACTTTAACGTTACCGGCCGCTGATGTTTTTAATACTTTTTCTTTTGAAGCATTACCATCTGCAACTGCATCTGCTAATCTAATAACTTGTGAATATGAAGCGCCTTGTCCTGCGGCAAAATAATTTTCAGATACATCATAAAATAATCTTGCGTCATCGGTATCACCAGTTTCAACAATTAATCCTGCATCTGCTTCTGCGTTACCTGTGTTTACTTTAATAAATGCATCATCATAAGTTGATACATTTGATGTTGTAGAATTATATTCTCCAGAAATATTTAAATTACCTGTGATTGTTACATCACCAGTAATTGCTACTGCACCTGTACTACCTGTAAATGCTAAAGGAGTCTTTGTTACTCCTCCATCATTAATTGTAAAACTTAAATTTTTATCTTGTGAAGTTTGTGCAACTGTTACATGATTGCTTGAAACTGTTACTGTTAATTCTTGTGCGTCACCTACTATTAATCCTGTGTCTGTATCAATTGTTAATGCACCTGTTGTTGTATCTGCCGCATCTGCTCTTAAAAAGTTTCCACCTGCAATAACTGTACCTGAAGTATTTGATGTACTTGATACGTCAAGTGCTGTTGCTGAAGTTGTTGTTCCTTCAAATACTGCACCCAAAGTTGAATTTAAAGTAATACCTGCTTTAATTGAAGCAAATCCTGTTTGTGATACTGACGGTGTAAATGTTTCTTTTGATAAAATTGCTACTCTAGTATTTCCTGCATACATTGAAGAAACAACTTTGTTTCCACCTGCACTTGCAAGTGTTTCAACTTTCCATCCTGATAATGTTTGTGTTGATGAATAAACTGGTCCTGCTAACAACCATGCTGATCCAGTATAAAGATACAACTGATCATCATCAGAGTCAATCCAAAGATCTCCTGCTGAAGCAGAAGTTGGTGCTGTTGCTTGTGATTTTGCACTACCTGATGGTTTAAAACTTGTTCCATTATAAACTTTTAATTGACTTGTGTTTGCATCAAACCATAACTCACCTTTTAAAGGTGCTGTTGGTGCTGATGTTGAACTTGAACTCTCTAATAATTTAACAAGGTTTTCATTTAATGCTTCACCAAATCCTGAATAACTTTTTCCAAAAAGTTGTAAAGTTGTTGTACTATTAACTGTACCGTCTGTTATTGTAGCTACTACTGAGCCATCTGTTTTATTAATTGTGTA